GTGGGTATGAGATACAGATCGAAGACCTGAGGTTGTCGGACTTTGTGAAGCTGACCAACGCCTCCAGCAGTTTCCCGTTCAGGGCGTGCAGTTCAGCGTGCGCCAACCTCAGGTCTTCGATCTGTATCTCATACCCACGCACGGACAGCTTCATCTCGTGCGACTGGTTGATCTGGTGCAGGCGCTCGTTCTCCGCGTGCAAACGGCGCAGTTCGGCGGCGGCTTGTCGTTCGCGGTCGTGGCCGAGGTCTGCGCCCCAGTACGCTTCAAGCGCATCAGCCAGCCGCAGGGCTTCGGGTTGGTCAGTCATCTCCACGCCTCCCGATCCAGATGCCAATCAGCAGCGCCACGATAGCCACGATTCCAAACTCCAGCTTCAGGGTCTTGAACACGGCGGTGTACTCCATGCATTCGGCGGGGATCATGCTTCCTTCTCCACCGGCACATCGCGCCACTCGCCCCGCGTGGGCGACGGCACGGGGTTTCCATCTTGGTCGGTGATGTGCACCGTGAGCATGATGTTCCTGTCCTCCCACCATTGCTGGAGGATGCGAACGGTGCGGGTGGTGACGCACCCGAATACTTGGCTGAATGTCGGTGCTTCTGTCGGTGCTTCGCGCTCCACGAAGCGCAGCTTGTTGGTCGGGGTCATGTGTTTCGCTCCTTCAGCGCCTGCTCGACGGCGCGGGCACATTCCATGTCCGACGCACCCGCTGCGGTGAGGGGGAACAAGATGTCGGCCCGCTCCTCCTCCGTCAGCCCAACCCACTCGCGGCGGGGTGGGTGGGTGTAGAGGGGCCTAACGTCAGCTTGCGGTGGCTTGCGATAGAAAAGATCGGTCTTGTCGTACACCCCTTGCCACGCCACCGGCTCCTGCTCAGGCTGCGCCAGCGCGGCCTTGAGGGCGGTGATGGCTGGCAACGCAACAGGGCTGTCCCAATCTTCCAACGCCTCCAGCGCCTGCTGGGCGGCTTTCTCCAGTGTGCTCATACCAACCCCGCCGCTGTCAGCACAACCACGCAGATCGCAGCGATCCCGGCCAGGGCGAGAAGCACATCGTCAATCACAATGCGCAGCATGTCGTGATCAGGCTCCTCGGGTTCCTCGATGCCGAGATCAGTCGCTGCTTCAGCGGCTTCGGGATGCCTGCCCTGCTGGTCAAGTCCTTTCGGTATCCTGCTCATCACGTATCTCCATAGTTGTCAGCCATACCGGACTCACACGCAACCGGTAGGTCGGGTGCCCACTTGGGCGGGGTTGACATCACAGCAACAAGTTGCCGCACCGCCACTGCTGCGTATTCCTTCTTCGCAGTGATAATGATCTCGTCGTGCACCTGGAACGCTGCCCGGTAGTGCTGCCCGATGGTCGCCATCTGCTCACGGATGACGATGGCTGCGAGTGCCTGGATGCAGTTCTCCACCACCTTGCCTCCGTAGATCTTCGTCCACGGGATGTCCTCGATGTCACCACCAGTGATGCGTTCCTTGAGCGCCTTGCGGTATGACCGTGCGTCCGAGATGTATTCGAAGCCGCTGCCGTTCTGCCGCAGTGCAGGATATTGGACCTTGAACCTGCTCGGCAGGTGGATGCCGTCCTTGTCGTAGGGCAGCAGCGGGTGGATCTCGCCACCAGTACCGAAGACCATGTTGCTCAGGGCATTGCCGCACCGCTGCCACAACTGCACGATCTTCCAGTTCTCCTGCCGGTACAGCCTGACGATCCGCTCGGCTTCGTGGATGTCGATCACCACGTTCACTCCACCCTGTCCGATCTCCAGGGTGCGCCGGAACTTCTCGGCACCCATGCCGTAGCCCAGGCCGAGGATGCAAGTCTTGCCTACGAACCGTTCGATCTTGTCCTTCTTCGTGATGTCCCGTCCGTACACCTTGGATGCGAACTCCGAGTACACGTCACGCTTCTCACGGAACGCTTGCAGCAAGTCCTCCTGTCCTGCGATGTACGCCACCATGCGAGCCTCGATCTGCGAGGAATCACAGGCAATGATCTTGTGGTCCGGTGGTGCCTTCAGTGCGCGCCGTATCGTCGTGTTACCACGGCTCGGCAGGTTCTGAAGGTTGAGCTTGTCGCCGCCACTGAACCGACCCGTGTGGGCACCGTAGTAGTTCAGCATGATGGGCAGTCGGCCACGCCCAGCCACACCGATGAGGGCTTCGGTCCGAGTCTCCTCGATGGTGGACTTGACTCCGAGACGAGCAGCCACAAGACTCTGCACACGCTCATCAGGATGTTCCAGCAAGTCGGTCATACCCTTGTCGGTCTTCGCCAGTGCCCACGTCATGTTGCCAGTGGTGCGGCTGATCTTCCTCGGTGGATCCACGCCGAGGTTCCCCAGCATCTGAGCGAAGGCCTCGTTGCTCATCAACGTATGGGACATAGCCACAGGCCCATCCCCATACACCACCAACAACTTGTCCAGCAGTGCTTGCTTGCGTGCACGCACCTCCTTCAGGTGGTCCTCCAGCAGGGGCACGTCGAGTTCGATTACCGGCTCGGTGTACATGCGCAGCGTCTGGTCGATGACCAGCAACTCACTGGCGGGGAAGCCCACCTTGAGCTTGTCGAACAACTGCTTGGTCATGTTCACGTCGTTGATGCAGTACTGCCCGTACTGATCAAGGTCACGCTCGGTGAAGTCCGCACGCCGCTTACCCTTGGCAGCAACGACCTCATCCCCCTTCTTGCCGATGCCGTAGTACGCGGTGAGCGCAGCGAGACTGCCGCCCACAGTGACGTTGTGGTTCGGGCGTGCCATGCTGAGGGTGTCAAGCCACAGCCTGGGCTTGATGCCGAAGTGCCACGAGAGGATGGCACCATCGAACGCTGTGTTGTGACACAGGATCGCCCGCTTGCGGTAGTCCAGACCCTTGAGGAACTTGCCGATGGCAGCGTGGTCCCCGGTGAACCAGTCGGTGGGGTAGTCGTTGACCTTGATCCCCACACCGATGATCTCGAAACGCGGGTCACGGACGTACGCCTCGGTGGTCATCTTCGACAGGCTGTACTCATCGTCGTAGTACGTTTCGAAGTCGATGGTTGCAACATCCATCACGGCTTCTCCTTAGCCCCGAGGCGCTTCTTCGTGGCTTGCACCCGTTCGAACTGCTCCACGATCTCCGGGTAGTTGGTGGTCACAAACGTGTATAGCGATGGAGCTTGACTCACCTTCTCCTCGAGAGCACGCATACGGTTCGACAACTTCTCTAGGTAGTACGCAATCTCCCGTGGGTCATGACCAATACGTCGGGCCATGTCCTCCAGGTAGAACGGATCACGATAAGTACTCATTTCCCCACCACCCCCAAGGTGTAGACCCGCAGCAGGCGTGCTTCAACAGCAAGCTCTTCGATGAGGGGCAGATTCTCCTCAGGCTTACCATCCAGGAAGTTCTTGTGGATCTCCTTGAGGAGGCGCTCCATCTTGGTCATGATGGGTGCGTAGTCGAATAGTTCTTCGCTCATTCCAGTATCCGTTTCTGCGTCTTGTACGCGGTGAGGAGTTCCTTGAGGTGTGGGTCTGCGTTCACTACGAACCGCAGGAAGCCCATCATGTCGAGCAGAAAGGTGAGTTGTTCACCGTCGAGTTCTACTTGTGTGCCGTCTACCTTGGTGAGGATGAGGCTGCTTCCAGCCTTCAGACCCGTTACTCCGAATGGACCACCACTGGACGTGTTGTTGGTGATGTGGCTCACGAGATCTCCAGTTCGATGAGCTTGTCGAGGTAGTGCCTCGCCTTGCGCAGGTCCTCCACCCCTCCCTTCTCCACGTATCGGGCAACGTACTTGATGACGTTGCCCTGCATGAATCCCTTGACCCGTTCGGGGGACATCCATGCCTCCATCGCATCCCACGGCTGAATCGTCTTGTTGCGGTAGTGGTCACCACCTACTTGCACATCATTCGCACTCACATCAGAGCCTCCTCGCCTTGGCCTCGTGCCTCAGCGTCTTTACGTTTGAACCATCGAGCCACAACCTCCCGTTGTGCGTCGGTCTTGAACGGCCACAGCCACTCAGCCAACGTCATTCCGGGAGGTCGTGGTTCGTCTCTTGTATCGTCCTCAGGTACGTCGCTCACGCAGTGCACCAAACATCACACGCATGGCACGGCTCTGCTCATCGCACACCGAGTTCATGGCATCCAGGATCTTCTGCCCGTCCACCTTCGACCTGCTACCCCAGAAGGGGAACGATGTGGCAGAGGCAGCGAAGCCGATGAGGATCTCGTTGTCCACCGTGTTGTTCCGGATGCAGCCGTACAGTTTGTTCCGCCATCCCTCGGAGTCCCATTGGGGTTTCTCCGTAATCGGCATGGGTAGTGAGGCGCAGAAGGTATCCAGCGCACCGATCTTGGCACGTGTTCGGATGTTGTTCTTGAACTTGCGCAGACACGCAAGCCACAACTTCTTGCGCTCCGGGTCCTCCTCGTACTCCAAGGGGTTGAGGCACGCACCGCTGCTCATGTTGAACTTGAGCCCAGGGAAGTATTCGTACCCTCCCTTCGGGTCGCCATACCGTCCTCCCAGGGTGAGCGGGACGCATGCATACCGGCCCTTCGATATCCGGGCAAACCAGAACCGCATGATCCTGGGAAGGGTGGAACCTACTGTCACGATGCGGGCTCGCAGTGTGGCAACCGAGGCAACGAACTTCACCGTGTCATCAGGGTAGATGCGACACAGAGCCTCACCCTTGTGGGATGGGGTGGCGAAGTAGATGGTGGGGAGGCCATCTTCCACGTACATCCTGAGGAAGGATGTCAGTTGCTTACCCCTTTCGGGGTCGCGGGGAGTGAACCACTTGGTAACGTCAGCGTAGCTGTGAAACATAGCCCCTCCTCAGCGGATCATCTTGGCCTGGGTAGCCAGGGCCGTGAGCTTGTTGAGGTCCACCCCGGACAGGTCAGCGGAAGCCTTCTCCCTGGACACCACGGTGCGGTGCCGCTCCTTGTCCTTCTCCGGTACAAGATCCCACAGGGCAGGCCACGCCTTGAGGGCAGGAGCCAGCGTGGTGAACTGACCGAGGATGGTCTTGACGGAGGTCACGAACTCCTCCTGCCGCTTCGCCGTAGCGGTCTTCTTCTCATGCCACGCAATGGCCAGGGCACGCATCTCATCCCAGAACGGATCCAGCGTTGCCTGGAACGTCGGGGAGTAGCCGTTGCTTATGTACTGGATGTTGTTGGACTGCGGATCGTAGGGCACACGTCGCTTGCCGCTGAGGGGGAAGTCCTTCTGGAGCAGGATGTTGCTGGAACTGGAGGTCATGATGCGCATGATCTTGACCTTCTCCACCTCCTTGAAGTACCCAACGGGCAACAAGTTCATGCGCTCCAGGTTCTCCACCCCGATGAATGCATTGAGGATGCGGTCACCCGTCATCACCTCAGGCGGGCACTGGAAGTGAGCCACTGCGATCACCTGGGATCGGAAAGAGTTACGTGCGTTGTTGACGATGTCATTCTTCAGGGAGTCAGAGATTCGTACGACTGCCATGTTCACTCCTAGTTGTGTCTGATCGAGGTCGAGGGGTCACCGGCCATCTTGAGTACGTCCCAGATGTCCGAGCTTTGTTGTGTCACCTTGCCGAGGAACTCCTCCTTGGTATTGCCTGAGTTGAGCCCGCCGTGCACGATGAGGTACACGAGGGCATTCATGACGGTGTCGAAGTCTCCACCGTCGATCACCTCGCCAATGTCATTGGCGAGTTCCGTCACGTCATCACCGATGTCCAGCATCACATCTCCACCACTTCACCGAAGGGTGCCTTGCCCGGTTCCGTGGTGACCCACAGGACGGGAGCCGCAGGCTGGATGCCGAAGCTGTTGCAGCACAGGTCGGTGAGGAACGCAATGGCAACGGGCTCGATGCCCTGCTCCACGATGTGAGCGAACACCGGAGCGAAGTCGGTCCCTCCACCACCGTGGGGCTTGATGTCCAGCGGATCGTCAGGACCGTACTGCTCGGCGTGGCACACCTCACTGTCGAAGTACACCACGTGGATGCACTCGGGGTTGAGGTCCTCCTTGACCACGCGGATCTCGGCAGCGAACTGGGCGATCTCCTTGTCACCGATGGACCCTGAGCAGTCCACAGCGAAGACGATGGGACCCATGCGCTCACCACTGGCAGTGGGCAGGTACAGACCCTGCGGCAGGAAGCGTCGGTTGAACCGAGCCCAGGACCGAGAGTCATCCTTGCACTTCACGAGGAAGCGTTGCAGCACGTCTCGCCAGTCCACCTTGGGCTGCAACACCTCACCGACCACACGCTCCATGTTGGTCGACATCTTGCCCATCATCCGAGCAGCCTGTGCAGCCTGGGCCACACGGACCTTCCACTCCGCAGCCTGTTGCGCTTGGTCAGCAGGAGTACCCTCGGCGTCCTCGCAGTCATCGAGAGGGCCGGGTCCTTGCCCGTCGCCCTGATCTTCGGGCAGGATGTTGTAGATCCCGTCCGAGGTGCCGTGCCCTGCGATGTAGATGCTCTTGTCCAGCAGGCCCATGCTGGGCATCTTGCCGATCTTCTCGTCGGTCAACAGTTGGTTGATCACGTAGTCAGCGGCACGGTTCCACTTCCCGTGGTCACGGCCATGTCGCCGGTAGTTGTGCTCCAGCATGGGGTGGAAGCACTCGTGGGCCACGAGGAACTTGAGTTCCTCATCCGACAACTTGTCGATGAACTCCGGGTTGAACAGCACACGCTTGCCGTTCGTCGCTGCCGTGGGGATGTCGAACGACAGGGTGAAGGGCATGGACAGGGCCACCGTGCCGACGAAGGGATGCTCCAGGATGAGAGCAGTCTTCGCCTTGGCAAGGCGGGTCTTGAGGGTGGACTCCTTGCGGGGGTCCAGGGTCTTGGGCTTGACGGCTACTACGCTTGTCATCTCTCACTCCATACGAAGAAACTCGACCACGTTCCGGGTCTTGTCGGATCGGCTGATGAACGTCTTGCGTCCCCAGGTCTTTCCTGCCCAGGCAGTCATGGACCCACGCAGGGACTCGATGTCGAACTGCTGCGCAGGCACCTCCGCTGCATCACCGGGTCTGAGGGCTTCCAGAATGGGCTGGAAGTAGTTCTGCAACGCACCGTGGGGGTAGAGGCTGGGCTTGCGCTTACGCTTCTTCTCCTCCGCCTTGGGGGCGACGACTAGGTCGCCGTACTCCGTGCCATCCAGCAGGATGATCTTGTACTGGGCACCGAGCCCGTTGAGTACGATGAGGGCACGCTTGAGCCCTTCCTTCTGCACTTCCAGCATTTCACTTGACTCCCATGAAGATGGACATCTTGTCCATGATTGCCTTCGCTTCAGCAGCAGTGTCCCGACGCAGGTCGGGGTCGTTACGCAGAGCATCCGGATGCTTGAGCAGGGATGCCTCCACTTGTGTCCGCATTTCCTCCAGGTGCGGATCGTCAGAGAAGTTGAGCCTTGGCAGAAGGGCACAGATCTCCCGTGCGTTCTCCACCATCGAGTCGCGGAAGATAGCCCTGGGGTCGGCCAGTTTCTCCGCCATGTGCTTGACCCGGTCGAACAGGCGCTGCCACACCTCCTGCATGGCTTGCTGCTGTGCCTGCTGCACTCGACGCTCAACATCCTGCTGGATGCGGGTCAGTTCGTCGGACCCGATGCTCACCCTGAAGTCCGATGACGGCACGGGGAACACAGCCATGTCGATGTTGAACTTCAGCCTGATCTCCAGAACCGACGGGTAGTCAGCCGGGTCGTACAGGTTGCCCAGGGTACGTTGCAGGATGTGCTTGTCGTGCACCACAAGCTGCTCGTAGTTGAGCACGAAGTCGTTGACCAACCTGTTCCACTCATCACGCTCCTTGCGGAAGTCCGTCAGGAAGTTGAGGTAGTTGGCCGAGGGCAGCATCTGCGTGCCCTCCATGCCCCAGGGCAGGGTGTTGGCGTAGAACTTCGTCCGGATGTACGTAGTCTTCTTGTGCACATGGTCGAGGGCATCGTTCATGGGCAGCAGGGACTTGTTGTACCGTCCGGCAGACATCGACGCACTGTTGGCATCGGCCACCTCCTTGGTGGCACGCTTGTCGTACTTGCGTGCAGTCCACTGGCTGACGCTCAATTGCACCAGCAGGGCTCGTTCCGAAAGATTCATCGCTTGTACTCCTCTTGGTTGATCAGAACAGAACATCCTGGTGGTTGACCGACCACCGGGTGAACGCTGCCGTGTTGCACAGGTCCGGGTCACGACGGCAGGCCATGCTCATCGAGAGCACGCTGAACTCCTTGGGCATCCGCTCGATGTAGTCGTTGAACCGCTCCATGTTCGCCTCCGTAGCCCGTGTCGCCAGGGCACCACTGAGGGCATAGAGAGTCGCCGGGTCACTGGGCACGTCGCTCGTCTTGGGGTTGAGCAGCACACCGTCCGGGTTGGGCAGCTTGCGGAAGATCTTGAGGAACCCCACGAACTCAGCCGCTGCACCCTCACCGACCGTGCCCTTGAAGCACTCGTACTCAGCCTCGGCAGGCACCGTGCCAAGCACATCGCTCACACCCTCAACCCATGCCCTGGGAGTGGGGTTGCTGTCACGCTGCGGGTCGTAGTCATGCAGCAGACCAGGACGGAAGGAGATGAACGAGATCACCTCGGCACGAACACCGTGATTGATCGCCCATCCACGGAAGTCATCGAGGTGGGTTTCGAGTTCGATGACCGTCTCGCGGTTACGCAGATGGCCCAGCACCCGGTTGGCACCAGCACGGTCGGACTGCCTGTTGCCAGTGGAGACCACCATCCACCCATCGGGCATCTCGACACCGTGCAAGTTGCGTGCTTGGCAGATGTTAGCCAGCACCTTCTGCAAGTCAGCAGACGCTTGGTTGCGGTCATCGAAGCACAGGATGCCCCGCTCCGGTGCCTTGCCCTTGACGGGGAACCAGTCGGGCAGCTTGTAGGCCAGTGTCGAGTCGCCGCTTGCGGACGACGGGAACAGGATGCCGAAGTCCTCCACCAGCATGGTGGGCATGTGCCGTTCGATGTAGGGCACACCGAGTTCGGCTGCAACTTCTTGCACGATGGTGGTCTTGCCACCACCGGGGCTGCCCTCGATGCACAGGGTACGCTTGATGGGGAAGAGGGACTTGATGGTCTCTTTCAGCAGGGATGCACGCATTTCAGACTCCGTTCTTGTTGAACTTCACATGGTCAGGGCCGAAGGACACGACGGTGTTGCCACCGATCTCATCCCGAGCCTTCTTCGCTTCGGGCTTGGCGCTGAAGTACAGCACCAGCCCGCTGATTGGCCCCTTCACAGGGGCTCCGCCTTTGCCGCTTCGCAGCATGAACAAACGCTTCACTTCTTCTCCGTTGGTTGGGGGATTACGACGCATTCATACGCATGACGCTCCCCCTTTGCGTCTACGTACGTCTCGCCACAGCCTGCGATCCACTCGATGAAGATCACCATCAAACCGGCTGCAATGACGAGGGATCCGATGAGGTTGAGCAGGAACTTGAGGATTGATCTCACAGGGGCACTCCTATGAACATCTTGCGGGTGTACTCGACCTTGGCCTCCGGGGTGTCTTCGATGTAGATGCTCGCCATGTCGAAGTTGCACTCCGGGATGTGGCGGCGGTCACGTTGGCAACGCACATATGTTCCACCGAGGCCGTTCCGAGCGAACACACACCCATAGCAGTCTGCGGGCTTCAACTCACGAACCTTGATGACGTTCATCCCGTGTACCTCTTGCCTGTGATCCTGGCCTTGACCACCTGGATCACGGTTTCCTGTGTGTTGGGCATGAACGTAAGGCTGTCGCAGTTGGGCATCTGTCCACAGATGTTGGTAACCACCCCGTCGTCCACCACACAGACCTGACAACCGGCGTGGTTGGAGTCCACAGCCACGACTTCCACCCTTTCGGGTAGGACGGAGAACACAGCCCCTTCCGAGGGCATCGCGTCGTGGCTCCATGAGAAGTCGATGTTCTCGACGGTGCGCTTCACCTGTGCAACCCTCCCTTGTTGTTGATCCCCTTGAGGTCCTCGGGGTCGGTGATGAGCATGTAGTTGCTCTTGTGCAGCGGCACCACGGTGCGCTTCACCTGCTTGGCTACCGCATCTCCACAGCCCATGCACGTCGGCCTTGGGGCTCGTGCCCTGTGGGGCTCCACCCTCACTGCATAGCAGTGGGTGCAGATGGGGAGGTAGAGGTTCTTCTCAGTCACCGCGTGGCACTCCTGTCCAGTTGAGCTTGACACTGTGCACCCAGTAGTCAGCCTGGGTACCACCGAAGTGGGGATGGGCGATGTAGTCGTATACGGCTGCCCTGGCAGTCTGCTGGTCGGTGTGCACCGAGAGCAGTGTGGGGGTGTCATCCCCCAGGGACTCCACAACCCATACGTGGGTGAGATCAGTCATTCCGTGATCCTCCGATACTTCAACATGTACTGGGCCAGGATCTGCATGTGTGACAGACCAACGGTGTCATCACTGGCACTGCGGGCAAGCATGTAGCGGTCATCAGTCACCATGTCCTTGGGCATGGACCAGTAGTCCGGCCCGTCCTCACTGAATCGAGCCACGACGGACCTATCGGTCCCTTCGCACTCATACCAGTCAGCAAACCCACGTGACATGGACATGCTGCCCAGGTAACGGCACTTGGTGCAGTCGTGCTTCCACTTGGGCTTCATGAGTGGAACCCGTAGTGAGTACCGTGCCACACGGCACCGATGACGTAGTACAACTCACCATCCCCCTTGAGGTAGGTGGCGACCAAGTCGGTGTCGCCACCCCGGTGGATCCGGACGGTGGGAACCTCCATGTTCCACGTGGAGAGGTAGCCGACAGCCTCCCACAGCTTGTCCCAGGAGCCGATGCCCTGGGCGATGGTGGTTAGATTCTCTGCTGTCAGCAGCAGTTCGACGGTGCGTTTGTCCATGAGGGTTCTCACTTCATCGATGTGACGACCACATCCCACAGGGCACCTTGTGGATGCCCTGTAAGCCAGGGTCTGTCGATCAGATGTCCTGCCTCATGGACCGCAGTTGATCCACGATGTCCTTGGCCTCCTTCAGACTACACCGAGGGGGAGTGTCCAGAAAGACCCTGACGAAGAGGGCATCCTGGATGGTGTCGGCGTTCCCAACACCATCACGGTACTCAGGGTAGGAGCCGAACTCAGCAATGCCCTCCTTGATGGCGGTGTAGACCACCGAGTTGGGGTGGAGATTCTTGTTGATCTCGAAGGTGTATTGAGCCCGTCCGAAGTTCCGGACAGCCTTGATGACAGCGACTACGTTGTAGTCCCTGTCACGGATCTTGGAGAGGAGGTCCTGGATCTCCAGGTCCCGGTTGGTGACATCCACATCGAGAGCCCTGAAGAAAGCCCGGAGGATGTGGAGTTGGAGCAGTAGGATGGTGCTGACGTAGTCCATGAGGGTTCTCACTTCATCAGGATGGTTGCGGGGATACCCTGGTCGGCCAGGGAGTTGAGGAAGTTGACAGCCGCCGAGTCACGGCGATACCAACGGTAGGAGATGGTGTTGCCGACACCGTACTTGACACAGAAGCGCAAGGCTTCCTGCCTCCGGTGCTTACGGGGTGCCTTGTAAGGCAGGGTGGTGATCTTCATGGGTACTCCGATGAACCAGGGTTGAGGGAGGTTAGGCGAGCTTCGTCACGGTCGGCTTGGAGGGGGCCTTGGAAGCCGACAGCAGGGCGAGGTAGGGCTTGCCGAAACGGTCGGTGAGGAGGACAGGAGAGTTGCCACCGGCTTCCGGCTTGAACGCCTTGATTGGCATCTTGTGCTCCTTGCTCAGCTTCTGCATGACCTTGTAAAGGTCATCCACGTTGGAGAAACTGTACTTGCCTTCCACATCGGGCTTGACAGTGAGTTCTCCCTTGGTGTTGCTGTAAACAGAGACTTGACCTTTGTACATCATCGCCATGATTGGCTCCATTGAAAGGGGTTTGTAAAGCGGCCCGGGGGCCAGAGCCAGTCTCGCCGGGGCCGGACCGAGCGTCAAGTGCGGGCCGCTTTCCCTGGATAAGCGTCAAGTTTAAGGCTTTGCCTGGACAAAGTCCATGTAAACAATCTATGTAAAGCGAGCAATGATCCGAAAAAGGTAGGTGGGGAAACCTTACGTAGATCGTGCAAGTGGTTGATTCATAAGGCTTTTTCGGAAATGATCCAAAAAAGGTAGATTTTTGAGTGTAATGTTGAGATTTTGAGATGAGGGGGAGAGCGTTCCGCATTATGAAATGTCAAGTGGGAAGTGCGCGCCACTGAAAAGGGTATATAAAAATCATTACTTTTCTATCTTATATAGATTATATACCGGCCACTCCCCCGTGGCTCACCTCGGCTAAGTCCTTGATTTATAACGCTTTTCCCCATAACTTGACAGATGTAAAGTGTCAAGTTATCCATCTAAACTATACGCCCGTTTGTACAGTTGTAAGGTTCTCAGATAGATTGTTTACAAGTTGACACGCTCTGACCCATAACTTGACGCTTGCTACTGTACAGCAGCCGTGAGGTGCGGTGTAAAGCGTGCCGTGACCCCCCGACGTATAGTTTCTTCTCTTCGAGAAGCAGTGACCCTCCTGAGGCGGGCGACGTGGTGCGAGAGGACAAAAGAAAAGCCCGCTCACCTTGCGGTGGCGGGCTCGGTTCACACATTCCGGAGCAGTGGCACTCCGGGGTGATGGGTACGCGCCCACTGGCGCGCCTCGACTGCGGACGGGAAGGTCCGCAGTCCCTTCACTACGTTGCCGACTCCAGGGTAGACACGGTCCACGGTGTAGACCGTGGTCTTGCCCGCCCAGCGGGTCAGCCTCAGTTCGATTGGCTTCATGGTTCACTCCGTTGAAGAAGCAGGCCCGGTGGCTTTACCGGCCACCGGGTTCCTAGCTGCTGGCTTACGCCAGCTTCGTCACGCCCTTCCGGGTCGCGCCACCTTCACCACGCTTCGGGAGAAGCGCCACGTACGGGTTACCGTAGCGATTGGCCAGGAGAACCGGCTCGGTGCCGCCTTCGGCCTGGAACAGCGCGTAGCTGCTGATCTTGGCCTTGTGCTTCTTCGCCAGTTCGCCCATCTTGACGTGCAGGGCTTGCGCCTTGCTTGCGTCCCAGTCGCCTTCGGGGTCACGCTTGAGAGCGATCTCACCCTTGGTGTTGAGAACGATGGACACGTTGCCTTCAAAGGTCTTCGATCCCATGATCGAATCCTCCAGCACCCAGATTGTGAAAGAGCGAGTGACCTGGGTGAGGGTCACCCGGCCTGTCGACTTCGGGGTCCGCCGTCGACAAATCCAGATTCGCTCAGGCTGACAAGATTGTCAAGTTGCCGGGGCAGGGATACCCGACTGCGCCGCAGGGTCTTTGCCTCCGACCAGCCAGCGGCACGGCCGACCGGCCGGGGGGAGGGGGGTACATGGATTGCGTGGCGCGAGGCCCCCCTATGTTGTAGGCAACCTCACAACCCAAGACCCGAAAAACCAGAGTGTAAAGTTAGCGCCTGGGGCGCACACCCAGTAAAGTTAGCCCCATCCTGTAAACCGCAGTAACTTCCCAATACCCGCACTTCCCCCTACACTCCCGTCATGGACAACCTCCCGCTGAACCTGACCAAGTGGAACGACAGGCTGGCGTTCGATGTGGCCCTCACCCTTGAGGGCAGTGGAGAGACGCTGAGCGAGATCGTCGCCCGCCACAGGATCCAACCCGCCGACCTCCTCACGTTCAACCAGGACCCGCTCTTCCTCAAGAAGGTCGAGCACTACCGAACCGAGGTCCGGGACAAGGGGCTCACGTTCCGACTCAAGGCACGCGCACAAGCCGAAGAACTGCTCACCACCTCATGGCTCCTCATCCACGATCCGGCAGTCTCCCCCACGGTCAAGGCCGACCTGATCAAGTCCACCGTCAAGTGGGGTGGCCTGGAACCCAAGGACTCCGCCTCAGCCTCTGCTGAAGGCGGTGGTGTGAAGATCACCATCAACCTGGGCTCCAACCCCCAGGATGCGCGTACCATCGAGGCTGTTCAGGAGGTCGTGGATGTCCCTGCCGACGAGTATTCAGAGTCTGTTCAGTGAGACCTTCGAGGGTATGCCCGCAGCACGTCTGAAGAGTTCTGTGGAGGTGCACAACCTCCAGGCAGCCCTGAGGGAGTACCGCGTGTCGCACCTGACGAAGATCCTCAAGCGCAAGAAGCAGCGCGAGTTCGTGGTCATCCTGCCCCATGCCGCTTGAGATCAACTACACCCCGCCGCCCACAGGGGCGCGGTTCATGCAGAGCGATGCCAAGATGCGCGTTCTCATGGGCCCCGTGGGCTCGGGCAAGTCGGTGACGTGCTCCTTCGAGATCATCCGTAGGGCCAGTGCACAGGCACCTGACGCTCGTGGAAAGCGGCGCACCCGCTTCGCTGTGGTCCGTGAGACTGCGCGGCAGCTACAAGACACGACGATCAAGACGTTCCTGGACTGGTTCCCACCGGGGGAGTGTGGGGACTACATGCGCACGACGAAGACCTACTTCTTCAAGGTGGGGGATGTCGAGGCGGAGATCATGTTCCGGGCGCTGGATGACGCCGACGACGTAGCCAACCTCAACTCGCTGGAGTTGACAGGAGCGTGGTTCAACGAGTGCCGGGACATCCACCCCGACATCGTGGACGCCATGTCCAAGCGGATCGGACGCTTCCCGTCGAAGAAGGACGGTGGGCCCACATGGCATGGGATGTGGGGGGATACGAACCCACCCACGATGGATACGTGGTGGTACTACCAGCTTGAGCACCTCGATCCCAAGGACGGCGTGTCGCTCAACGACAACGGGTGGGATGTGTTCAAGCAGCCCTCCGGGCGTAGTCCGTACGCCGAGAACGTGGAGAACCTGCCCGAGGGGTACTACGACACCCAGGGTCGCTCGGAGGAATACATCCGGGTCTACATCGATGGGGAGTACGGGCTGTCATCGGCGGGGATGCCGGTGTACAAGTACTTCAGGCCGGACTACCACATGGCGAAGGAGCGGCTGCGCTTCACGCTCAACGGGGTGCGGCCCGTGCTCATCGGGATGGACTTGGGTCTCACGCCTGCGGCTGTCATCGGGCAGCAGGACCCCAGGGGGCGGGCGCTCGTGCTTGACGAGTGTGTCTCGTTCGACATGGGGGTGCAGCGGTTCCTGCGGACGAAGCTCAAGCCGTTGCTCTACGAGCGGTTTCCGGGGGCTCCGGTGCTCATCGTCGTTGACCCCGCAGGGGTGCAGCGCGCACAGACCGACGAGCGCAGCGCGGTGGACATCATCAAGGCGGAGGGGATGCGGGTCATCCCGGCCAAGACCAACAGCGTCTCGGCGCGGATCAACGCGGTGGACGACTACCTCATGCGGCAGGTGGACGGGGACCCGGCGTTCCTGGTGGACCCCAGGTGCACGAGGCTCAAGGCGGCCATGATGGGGGGCTACCGGTACAAGCCCAAGGGGGACGGGCAGATCGACAAGAACTCCCACTCCCACATCGCGGAAGCCCTCCAGTACTTCATGCTCCACGTGGGCAACGCTGGGGAGGGGCACGCCATGTCACAGCGTCGGGAGGTGAAAAGGTCTTCCCCTGTGGGCTGGACGTGATATGCTCCTCTCGGTTCACTCCCTTGTCTCCTCCTCTGATCGAGGTTAGCCCTCCGGTAACACGGGGGGCTTTTTCTTTTGCGCAACACCTGTATACTTGTCGTGAGGCTACTGGAGATACTCCATGAAGTGTGGACAAGGCAAACCGTTCAAGTCCTACCAGACGGGTGGGCTTGTGACCAAGGGTCCGGCGAAGGCAGCGTCTGCGCCGAAAGTTCCTCAGGACATCGACATGATCTCCTCGCTCAAGGGCAAGGAGCGTGCAGACGCTGAGAAGCGCATGGGGGTCAAGCCTCCGGCTCCTCGGGCTTCCGAACCCAAGAAGTGACATGGCCGGTCTGACATTCCTGCGGGTCGTCGGTAACGCTGAACTTGCTCGTCAGGAGCAGGCGGCAGCGGACCGGGCGTTGCAGGCGCGTCAGAATCAGCCGGTTATCCTCGGTCTGGCGGCGTACCTACGGGGTTGCTGGGACCGGGCTCAGATGGCGAAGAAGCCCATCGAGAACGAGATGCTGCGTGCGCTGCGGCAGCGCAACGGCGAGTACGAGGCGGACAAGCTCAAGCAGATCCGCGATCAGGGTGGCTCGGAGATCTACATGATGATCACCGAGGTCAAGTGCCGTGCGGCTGAGTCGTGGCTGCGGGACATCCTGCTCGATACCGGCTCTCCCCCGTGGGACCTGGAGGCTACGCCCATCCCCGACCTGTCGCCCACACAGTCGAAGGAGATCCAGGCTCAGTTCGCTGAGCGTGTGCTGCGCATGGTGCAGGAGTTCGGCAAGGCTCCCAACCAGGAGGAGATGTCACAGATGCGCGAGATGGTCGCGCAGGACTACCGCTTCGCCGTGCTTCAGGGGGCACAGACTCGTGCCGACCGGATGAAGCAGAAGATCCAGGACCAGTTCGTCCAGGGCGGCTGGGAACAGGCGTTCAACGACTTCATCACGGACCTCGTGACGTTCCCGGCTGCGTTCGTCAAGGGGCCAGTTGTGCGCAGGCAGCGGGCGCTGGGTTGGAAGGTCGACGCCACGGGGCGCACTACGGTTGAGCCCATCGAGCGGCTGGCACCGGAGTACGAGCGGGTCGATCCGTTCTACATCTACCCCGAGCCGGGGATCAGCAACATCAACGAGGGCTACCTCTTCGAGTACCACCCGCTGTCGCGGATGCAGTTGTCCGACCTGATCGGCGTGCCTGGGTACGACGAAGATGCCATCCGCAAGCTGCTGGAGATCGGCAACGGGCAGTCGTGGATCAACGAGGATGTCGAGTTGATCAAGGACGAGGAGGAGCGCAAGTTCTACTCCTACATGCGTCCGACTGATGTGTACGACGCCCTGGAGTTCTGGGGCAAGGTCAGCGGCAAGATGCTGCGGGAGTGGGGCATGTCCGAGGAGGACGTGCCGGACGACGCTCGTGAGTATGACGCCAACGTCTGGTTGGTGGGGAACTTCGTCATCAAGGCGGTGCTGAACTACGACCCGCTGGGTGAGAAGCCCTACACCAAGACCTCGTTCATCAAGTGCCCCGGTGCCTTCTGGGGCAAGGGCATCCCCAAGATCATCGAGGATCTGCAAGCCGTGTGCAACGCGGCGGCACGGGCGCTGGTGAACAACATGGGCATCAGCAGCGGACCTCAGGTTGAGGTCAACGTCGAACGTTTACCGCCCAACGAAGACATCACCACGCTGGCACCGTGGAAGATCTGGCAGACGATCAACGACCCGGTGGGGTCCAGTGCCCCGGCCATCCGCTTCACGCAGCCTGAGTCGCGTGCGGCGGAACTGATGGGTGTCTACGAGAAGTTCAGCCGTCTGGCTGACGATCACTCGGGCATTCCGGCCTATGTGTATGGCGATCTGAACGTGCAGGGGGCTGGGCGTACATCGTCCGGGCTGTCCATGCTCATGGGTGCTGCTGGCAAGGGCATCCGGCAGGTCGTCATGCACATAGACGCGGATGTGGTGAAGCCCATCGTCGAGCGGCAGTTCATCTACAACATGCGCTACGACGATGATGAAGCCATCAAGGGCGACGTTCAGGTCATCGCCAAGGGCTCCATCAACCTTGCGGTCAAGGAGACCGTGAACCTCCGCCGAATTGAGTTCCTCAACGCCACCGCCAACCCCATCGATCTTGAGATTATGGGCAAGAAGGGGCGGGCCACGATCCTCAGGGAAGTGGCCAAGGGATTGCAGATGACCGTGGAAGATGTTGTCCCTTCTCGGGAGAACGCTGCGTACCAGGACGGTATTCAGGGCAGGGCGATGGCGGCTGCGCAGGCGCAGCAAGCACAAGCCCCGGCTCCGACCGACCCCAGCGGCGAACCCAAAGGTGGGATGGCGGCTAACACGGTACAGAGTCGCATGAGCGGGAGGGCTGCATGATCAAGCCCGGAACTCATGTGATCAAGTCGCTTGCCTCCGTGGCGCGTACGCACCCGGAGGTAGTGGAATGGCTTGAGGAGTGGCGTATGTCCGAACTGGAACGCCTACCCCAAGCTGTTGCAAACCCGGCAGTCTTTCAGGGGCGCTGTCAGGTTCTCAACGAGATTACCGATCTCGTAAAGGCAGCCCCTGGTTTCGCGGCAAAGTTGTGATACTCGCCGTCTAATCACGCACACCGATACGGAGCGTTCAACATGGCCCTTCCAGAGCAGATTCGCAAGCAGACCGAGGCAGTCCAGGAGTTGTACAAGCAACTCAACGTTGGCCAGGAATCAGGCGAGGAGACCCCTCAAGCCGATGAGCCTGTCACGCCCGTTGAGTCCTCCGCCGCCGACGAGCCTGCACCGAATGACCCTGTCGCTCCTTCACCCGCGCCTGAGCAGAAGACGGGTGATGACAAGGCCTCGGAAGATTTCGCCCAGAAGTACAAGACCCTTCAGGGTATGTACAACGCTGAGGTTCCGCGTCTGCACCAGCGGATCCAGCAGATGGAGCAACTGCTCGCATCGTTGTCGTCGCAGCCCACCCCTGCTGCCTCTGCACCTGCCGCAGCCACAGCAACGCCGCCCGCGAAGCTCGTGACTGAGAAAGATGTTGAGGAGTATGGTGACGCGATTGACATGATGCGCAAGGTCACCAAGGAGGAGATGAACGCTGTCATGCAGCGGATGTCTCAGCTTGAAGGTGTCCTACAGCAGTTCCAGTCCAATGTCGTACCGCAAGTTCAGGCGGTCGCTCAGAAGCAGGCGGTCACCGCCGAGCAACAGTTCTGGGCTGACCTGACCTCCGCAGTGTCGAACTGGCGTGAGGTCAACGACAACCAAGCCTTCCAGGCATGGCTGCTTGAAATGGATCCGCTGACCGGGATCACCCGGCAGACGTACCTCGAAGACGCTCAGCGGGCGCTCGACGCCCGACGTGTCTCGGCTTTCTTCCGTACATGGCTGGAGTCCACTGGACAAGCCAACGTTGCTCAAACCCAAGGATCCTCCCCCGCCCCGGCTGCGAAGTCCGAGTTGGAGAAGCAGGTTACCCCCGGTCGCGCACGCAGCGCCGGAACCCCGCAAACCAACAAGGGAAAGGTCTATACTCCTGAGGACATCAAGAAGTTCTTCAATGATGTCCGCTCGGGTAAGTACCGAGGCCGTGAGCAGGAAAGGGATCGTATCGAACGCGATATCTTCACCGCACAGCGTGAGAATCGCATCCAAGTAACTGCATGATTCGAGGACATACATCATGACGTACCCCGTCTCTCCCGGCCGCCCGAATTACAGCGGCAACTTCATCCCCGAGATCTGGTCCGGGAAGCTCATCGAGAACTTCTACGACGCCACGGTTCTCGCGGCCATCTCCAACACCGACTACGAAGGTGAGATTCGCCAGTACGGCGACACGGTGAACATCCGCACTACGCCGGAGATCACGATTCGTGACTACGTCAAGGGCCAGACCCTGACGGTCGAGAACCCGGACAAGCCGAAGATCCAGCTTCTGATCGACAAGGGCGAGTACTTCGCCTGCGTCGAGGACGATGTGGACAAGGTTCAGTCCGACATCAACCTGATGGACACGTGGTCGAAGGACGCCTCCGAGCGGATGAAGATCAAGATCGACCAGCGCGTTCTGACCGACATCCTTCCGGGTGTGGCGTCGACCAACAAGGGCGCGACGGCTGGCGCGATCTCGGCATCGTTCAACCTGGGCGTTACCACGTCCCCGTTGACCGTGACCAAGGACGGCGCTGGCGGCACGACGGCTGTGATCGACCTGCTGGTCGACCTCGGCACGGTGCTGGACGAGGCGAACTGCCCTGAGGACAACCGTTTCGTGGTCATCCCGGCTAAGATGGCTGGCCTGATCAAGAAGTCGGAACTGAAGGACGCTTCGCTCACGGGCGACGGCACCTCCATCGTCCGCAACGGGCGTCTCGGCATGATCGACCGCTTCACGGTCTACATGAGCCACAACCTGAAGAAGGCGTCGGTGGGCGGCGCTACCGAGTTCAGCCTCATCGCTGGGCACAAGATGGGCTTCACGTTCGCGTCCCAGATGACGAACATGGAAACCATCCGCTCGGAGTCGACCTTCGGCAACATCATCCGTGGCCTCCAGGTCTACGGGTACAAGGTCACCAAGGGCGAGGCCCTGGCGACCTCCGTCATCAAGTTCTAAAGAGGAGCAACCATCATGGCTGCATACACCGACTCTCTCGGGTTCAATCAGGGTACGGCGGCGTACCCGGACGGGCATGGCATGTCGAAGTTCACCGTCGAACTCGACTTCGCCAAGATCGTGGCTGCGCGTGCTGCTGCCGGTGCTACCGCGCTGGTGGCCACCGACACGATGCAAGTGATCAAGCTGCCTGCCGGGTCTATCGTGCTGTCGGCGGGTCTCGTCGTGACGAAGGTGGAGTCCACCAACACCACGGCGACTTTCGACCTTGGCTTCACGGGTGGTACCCCGTACGCGGCGAACGTGTACGCCAACGACGATCCGGCAAACGCGCTGGGTCTTTCGGCGGCTGACCTTGCCAACCCCTCGGTCATCCCGACGGCAGACACCATCGACCTCCTGCTCAACACGGCGGTTCCGACCGACTGTGTGGTGAAGGCGTTCGCTCTGGTTCTGAACGCCAACGCCTAAGAGATGGGGGCTTCGGCCCCTGTCTCCTTAAAGGAGAGATCATCATGGGTGTCTATACCGGCATCGCACAAGACAACGTCACGATCAACAGTGGGCGGGCGACTCTTCAGACGCTTACCGTGACGGGCCTGATGACCAACGCAGGCGCATTGGCGTCTACGGCTCCGGTCATCAAGACGGCAGACTTCACTGTTGGCGACACCGAGACCTTCCTTGTGAACAACAAGACGGGTTCTGCGTGTGTCGTGACTCTTCCCGCAGCAGCGTCGTGGACCGGTCGGATTCTGGTTATCAAGACCATTCAGGCGCAGGCAGTGAACTCTGCCTCGTCGAATGTGATTCCTGCCAACTCGAATACGGCTGGTACGGCTATCGTTACCGGCACCGCTGGTAACTGGGCGTTGTTGGTCAGCAATGGCACCGCCTGGGTGATCATGGCGACCTAAGAAGTAGGGGCTTCGGCCCCTACTTTTCCTGAGGATGAGACATGGCAGCTAAGCGCATCCCTGGCCTGAACCCTATCGCCGGTGCCAGCACCGCGAACGACGACAACCTTGTCATCTTCGACACGGATGCGAACGAGACGAAGCGGATCCTCAGGTCGCAGCTTGCTGCCGGTCTTGTCGGGGACTTGCCGTACACGCCAGCAGGTGGCATCTCGGCCACCACAGTCCCCACGGCCATTGCCGAACTCGACTCTGAAGCTGCGAGGTCCGCAGCCCTTGCCGCCAACGGCGGCGCGGCACTAATCGGGTTCAGCCCTACAGGCGGTGTTGCTGCCAGCACAGTTCAAGCGGCTATTGCCGAGGTGGACACTGAAAAGGTTTCGTTCACTCGCCTGGACGACAACGATGGCGCGTCTCTTGTCGGTTTCTTGCAGACCGGTACGGGTGCGCAGCCAACCACGGTGCAGGCCGCGCTGCGGCACTCGTATACTTTCGAACAGTTCGGCGCGCTGGGCAATGACCTGAATGACGACACCGCCGAGATGCAGGCTGCCATCGACGCCGTGGCCGCAGCAGGTGGCGGCACATTGAACGGCAAGGCTGGTGCGACATACAAGATCACCACAGCGCTGGTACTCAAGACCGGCGTGCAGATCGACTTGTGCGGCGCGACGATCAAGCAGTACACAGACAACACGAACATTGTTACTGCTCCAACCGGCACGACCATCAATTTCTGGAGCCTGCGTAACGGCACGCTGCGCTACAACACTCCGCAGGATGGCACCTCGACGATCAGCGTCACGGTGACAGGCGCGCTGAATGCGGGCGACAAGTTCGTTGGCCTGACTTCGGGGGCATGGGGCCGCGTGGTGAGCGTGGTTGGAGGCGTGCTGACGTATCTGGCAGGTAACGGGACGCTGGTGAATGGCGAGTCGCTGTCGGTCAACGGGCAGGCGCAAGCTACCACGACCTCCACGCGCACGGCGGTCAGACTTGGAATGGGCCTGCGGTTGGCGGCGGAAGCGTTCTCGTACCAATTCATCATCGACAACTTGCAAATCCTCGACGCCTACGACGGCATTCGTTGTCCAGCTTCTTCCGGCTCATTCGCCTTCGTCGGCCAGATCAGCAACTACACGGCCAGCGTGGCGCGCTGGGCCATCGACTACGATTGCGACAGTGCAACCGGGGCGAACACGAACGTGATCTTGCAGAACTGCTGGCATGTTCACAGTCAGGTGCCAGCCGCCCCGTTCTCGTCGGGCTTCCGCTTCAATGCCTGCGCCCAGTTCCGCTGGGACTCGGTGCTGGCCGACAAGATCGAAGACCAGTTCCTGTTTATTCAGACCAGTTCGGGCAAGGTCGGCACGATCTCGCTAGAGGCGTCGAACCTGTCTGCTGTGGCGAACCTTGAAGCCGCAGCGGTGCAACTATCGGACTCCAGCGTCAGCATCGAGACGATCAAGTACGTTGGGAACACGTTCCGCTCGCTCAACACGATCAGCGTGACGATTACCGGTACTATCTCGGTCGGCAATACCATCGTTGACGGCACCACGGGCGCATCCGGCAAGGTGGTCAGCGTGTCGGGCTCGCGTGTGACGTTTACGCAGAACACGCTGAACACGAACTTCGGCAACGGCAACAGCGTGTTGGTCGGTGGTGTGTCCCAAGGAACGGTGTCGGCCGTCCCTGGCAACAGCGGCAACCTGTGGATACTGCGAGCCACGTCGGCTACGCAGAACAACCAGTACAGCGCTACCATCGAGAACTTTGTCACCAGCGGCAATGTCTATGAAGGCAAGGAGATCTACGACGTTGCGCCAACCGCCAATGGCGGCTCCTCTGGTCCGTTCCTGATCTATAACACGCAGGCTACACTCGACCGCACCAGCGTCGGCATCAACGTGACCGGTACGATTGCGGTCGGCAACACAATCACCGGAGCGAGTTCCGGTGCATCGGGCGTGGTGACGGCGGTTGGTACGTTCGTCTTCCTCTACAAGCCGAACAACTTCATCGCATGGCAGATTGGTGAGAACGTACAGGTCGGGGGGGTCACTCAAGGCACCGTTCTCAGCACGCCGGTCGTGCCAGGGTACTTGGCCGATTTCGCTACACCGCCGTCCGTGCGCCGCTGGAACGGCCTCTTGCGCAACGCTACCCCGGACCCGTTCTATGTGGACGCACCTGGGTACCTCGGTCTTCCACAAAACGCTCAGAGCGCCGCCTACACGCTGGTCCTGTCTGACGCGGGCAAAACCATCGTCCATCCGATCACGGACAACAACCCGAGGACGTTCACGATCCCGAATAACGGGTCGATCCCGTTCCCAGTCGGCACCGCGATCACGTTTATCAACATGATCAATACGCTCACCATCGCCATCACCACGGACACGATGTACCTCGCTGGGGCGGGCACCACGGGCAGCAGAACGCTTGCCGCCTATGGCATGGCGACGGCGGTGAAGGTCACTTCGACCTCGTGGATCATCTCGGGGAACGGGCTGACATGAGCGGTGCTGTTCAAGGGCTGATTGGGTCGCTCGCGGGCGTCTTGAAGGACGCCTTCTGGTCGAGCGTCACCATGCTCTTGCCGGGTAATGGCACGAACGGCGCGCAGAACAACACCTTCACGGACGCCAGCACCAACAACTTCACCATCACCCGCAACGGCAATACGACCCAGGGCACGTTCTCGCCATTCACTGCTGCCGCGCCGTACAGCGCCGCAACGAAGGGCGGCAGCGGGTACTTTGATGGGACGGGAGATTACCTTGAGGTCGCAAGCGCGGCAACGCTCACCCCATCAGGCGACTTCACAATTGAATTCTGGGCGTATCCAGAATCCTTTACCGGGAACCCTGGGAATGTTGTTGAGTGGTATGCCAAGGGTTACGGAATACAGATTTACACCACTGCTGGGGCGTGGGGGCTAGCACTTTCTTCCACAAATACAGCTACGTACTATGTACTCCTCACTTTTGGAACTGGTACGCTAAACACTTGGCAACACGTTGCCGTGTATCGTATTGGCAACACCTACTATGCGGCATTGAATGGTGTTGTCGTATCAAGCCCATCGTCGTCTGCTCCCAATACCGGAACAGACCCCCTTCGTATTGGAGAGTTTTCCACGATTACTGGATATGCGGCAAAAGGCTACATATCAAATGTCCGTTACGTCAACGGCACAGCGGTTTACGGCGCATCCAACTTCACCCCGCCGACAGCGCCCCTCACCGCCATCACCAACACCTCCCTGCTGCTGAACTTCACAAACGCAGGCGTCATCGACAACGCGATGCTCAATGCGCTGGAGACGGTCGGCAACGCGCAGATCAGCACGGCGCAGAGCAAGTTCGGCGGGAGTTCGATGTTGTTCGACGAGACCGGCGATTACCTGACCGTCCCCGTGTCAACCAATATGTCTCTTGGCACCGGAGACTTCACGATTGAGTGCTGGGTTCGGTTTGCAGTCACCCCGGTCGGCAACGGTCAGGGTATTTACCAACTCAGCAACGGTTATTTGAATTCCCAAGTTCGCGGGCCGGGTCTGGGCGCTGAAAACAGCACAGGCGAGTGGACTATCTACCACGGGACTACTTTCACACAATCCACGGGGAATGTTCCCGCCATTAACACTTGGTACCACACAGCAATTGTCCGGTCCTCTGGCACGACTAAGCTCTACGTGAACGGGACTTCAATAATTTCCGTCGCAGACACCACCAATTACACAGACCAATACTTTGTTATCGGCGGGTGGTACTCAACCGGGTTTTTGTTCAACGGCTACATAGACGACCTCCGCATCACCAAGGGCGTAGCCCGCTACACCGCCACCTTCACGCCGCCTGCTGCGGCGTTCCCGACATCATGATCCCACGCGACAAACTCCTTCACTTCGGTCTCGGATGCGTCTGGCTGTTCGCCGCTATGGTGAGCTACTGGGTGCTGGTGCTCTTCGGCATCGGCCCGTTCCTGGCCTACCATACGACAGTGTTCGGCATCCTCTACGAGATCAACCAACTGATCCGCAAAGAGGGCCAGCCTGATCCGTGGGACGCTGCCGCAACTGCGCTTCCGGGCTTCGTCGCCTGGGGGGTACTGGAGGCATTGAAGTGAGCCCACCCTACGAAGGGCCTGAGCGCCGCAGCGAGGCGATCACCGAAGATCGGGTGAAGCTGATGATCCAGGAGGCTGTGCAGCAGGCGCTGACCGCACACGAACAGCATCTTGTGACCCACATGGATCAGCAGTTCAAGGCGCTGCGGCAGACCTTCACCGACGCCTTCCCAGGCGGTGACCCGCACGGACACCGCATCGCCCATGAGAAGGCCATCGCCAACGCGGGCTGGTGGGACAAGGTCAAGAGCGACGCATTCGCCAAGACTGCGTCCCTGGGGTTGTGGGCGGTTGTAGTGTTCCTGGCCGTCGGGGTCTGGGAGCACGTCAAGAACGAAATGCGAAAGTAACGGAGCGGCTATGCCTAGCAACCTCACTGGTAGTGCGATCAATGCAACGTACGATCAGTTGCTGCATGTCGACGACGGTCCAACCGCAACGGAGAAGGTCGTCTACAGCGGCACCGGGGTTGCTACGGCCCTCAAGGTAGGTACCACATCCATTGGTGTGGGGAACCTCAGCCTGGGGGCTAACACCCTTTCGACCACGAACACCAACGGCAACCTTGTCCTGGCCCCCAACGGCACCGGTTCGGTCGCCATCAGCAAAGTCGCTGTTACAGGCGGGACCATTGCAGGCATCACGGACCTCGCCATTGCTGATGGCGGTACGGGAGCCTCGACATCTGCGGATGCACGAACGAACCTGGGCCTCGGTACGATGGCCACTCAGTCGTCCAACAACGTCAGCATCACTGGTGGGGCGATCTCCGGAGTCACCTTCACTGGCAGCTTCTCCGGCATCACGTCCATCGACTCCGGCACGTTCACGACGAGCAACGCGACGACCGGCGTCACGCTGACCAGCAATACGTTGTCGGCAGATGGTACCGATACCAACATCGACATCAACATCACGCCCAAGGGTACGGGCGAAGTGAACGTCACTAACATCGACGTGCTCAGCGGCAAGGTACCGTTCAACACCATCACGAACCGCGCCTACGCTTCGTTCTCGGACATCACTGACCAGACAGGTAGTGTGTCTGCGGCGACGGCAGTGAAGTTCGGTACGACAGAGATCGTCGGGGCTGGCGTCACGATGGTGACAGACGGGGCGAATCTGACCCGGTTGACGTTTGCTGTAGCGGGCACCTACATGATCGCCCCCAACCTCCAGTTCGCTAACTCGGATAGCGCCGACCATGATGCAACGATATGGCTTGCGCTGAACGGCACCAATGTTGCGCGGTCAGCTACCAAGATCTCGGTGCCCAAGGCCACTGACGGCGGCACGACGTTCTTCCAGATCATCTTCTACATCACTGTGACCGCAGGGCAGTATGTCCAGGTATTGTGGTTGCCGGAGAACATTGCGGTCACCCTCGATCACACAGTGGCGGGGGCCATTGCTCCTGCGATTCCCTCGGCTATCGTTGTTACAGAGAGGATCGCGTAATGGCCAAGACACCCGCATGGCAGCGCAAGGAGGGGAAGGACCCCAAGGGCGGACTCAACGCCGCAGGGCGGGCGTCGTACAACAAGGCCAACCCTGGAAAGCCTGGGTTGAAGGCCCCGCAGCCTGAAGGCGGACCTCGGCGTGATTCCTTCTGCGCCCGGATGAAGGGCATGAAGAAGAAGCTGACTTCCGAGAAGACGGCCAATGACCCCAACAGCCGGATCAACAAGAGCCTGCGGGCCTGGAACTGCTGACATGGCCGAGTCCAAGCCCAACAACCCTGCGCTGTGGTCCCGTGTGAAAGCCGAGGCCAAGCGCAAGTTCGACGTGTACCCCAGCGCCTACGCCAACGCATGGGCTGCGAAGGAGTACAAGTCCCGTGGTGGGTCGTGGTCGGGTGCGGACAACCGGGTGAAGAAGCGTGGCTAAGGGTGGCCTCGGCAAGTGGTTCGGTGAGAAGTGGGTCGATGTCAAGACCGGAAAAGAGTGCGGTCGCTCAGGCACGGAGAAGTCCAAGCGGGCGTATCCGGCATGTCGTCCTCAGGCTGCGGCGCAGCGCATGACTTCCGCTGAGAAGCGCACGATCTCTGGTAAGAAGACCGGGCCTGCACGACAATCGTGGCCTGTGTCCCCCTCGGGGAAACGAAAGGAGTGACGAAGTGAGCACAATGTGGATTCGTGTGAAGAAGGACGGGTTCCTCTACCCGTACGACGACATTCTTGCCAAGAACTCGGACTGCGAAGTCATCCCTGAGGAAGTCGCTTTCCCGCAGAAGGCCATCACACCGGAAGTACAGGAGGCCATCGACCGCCATGCTGTTGTGGACGACACCCCTGCGGCTGTTCCGGAACCGGAGCCCGCCGCCGAACCGGAGCCCGCCGCCGAACCGGAGCCCGCCGCCGAACCGGAGCCCGCTACCAAGCGCCCCCGTGGACGCCCCAAGAAGGCTGCCGCCTTGGATCTCGGGACTGATGACATTCCTGAGCCGCCGCAGTACACTGCGCCTGAGTTGGCGGCGGAGGCTGCCCGAGGATTGCCGTGACCCCTAACGAGATCATCACCGAGGTACGTCGGCTGATCAGTGACACGAAGGTCGCGTATCGGTACTCGGACGCCGTGATTCTTGGCTGGGTCAACATGACCCTGCGGCGCACGGCTGTGCTGCGCCCTGACCTGTTCGGCGTGATCGGTGACATCTCCACGACTCCCAACACGGTACTGCAATCGACGCCAGCCGACTCCCTTCGGCTGATCGAGATCTTCCAGGTCAAGAACGGGGATGCGGTCACTGAGTCTCGGCGGGAGACGCTGGATCAGATGTACCCGAACTGGGTGAACGAAACAGCCGGTACGCCGGTCAACTTCATGCGCCACGTGCGCAACCCCAACAAGTTCTTCGTCTACCCCCGCCCCACGGCTGGGGTCATCCTCGTCGGAGAGTATGCCCAGACCCCGCCGAACTACGGCTTGAACGACACGATTCTGCTCATCCCCGACGCATTCTTCCCCGTCCTGGTGGACGGCGCGGTGTTCCTCGCTGAGTCGGTGGACAACGAGCATGTGAACTCCGGACGGGCCAAGCTTTTCCAGGATGCGTACACCCAGGCGCTGGGGGTGTCGTTGCAGTCCAGGGTCGTCACGGACACTGAGGAAAGCGGCATGGAGCCGAAGCAGGTGATCTGATGGCCGACCGTACCTTCGCCTCCCTTGTCCCTCGGCTGAGTCCTAGCGTGCCTGGGTGCCCGCAGCAGACGATGTTGCAGTACATCCGGGATGCGGCGATCCGAGCCTGCGAGCGTTCCCTCATGTGGCGCTACGAAGTGCCGCTGTTCAACTTGCTACCGGGGGTACACGAGTACCCCTACAACAAGCCGCTGAACGCTGATGTGCACGTGCTCTTCGACGCCCTGATGAACGACGAGGTGCTACAACGTCTGACGCTGGAGCAGGCGATTGCGCAGTTTCCGAAGTGGGCGGACCTGTACAGCGGGGAAGATCCTTCCGTCGTGTGGAGTCTGACACCCCCTGGCGTGTTCAACGGGCAGCAGTACAACGAGCAGTTGTTCAACGGCGGGTCAGGGTACGTCCTGCCGGACTCCATCGTCGCAGATGGTTCACAGCCGCGAGCGGTCTGCCAGATCAGCCCCGACAAGTTCATCGTCCTGCCGCTGCCGGACGCGGAGCGAACCTACCGCATGCGGATGTTCGTGGCCCTCAAGCCCAAGCGCACGGCCACTGCAATGGACGACGTGGCGTTCGGTGAGTTGGAGGATGTCATCCTGCATGGTGCACTGCAACATCTTCTGGTGCTGCCGAACGTGCACTGGTCGGACCGCGAGCTTGCCGCGTATCATGCCAAGCAGTACACCTTCCATCTCGCGGAGCGTCGTGCCCGTGCCAACCTGGGCAACATGCGGGGGACGCTGATGGTGCGGTACCCCGGATTCGGAGTGTGAGATGGCCCTGAAGATCACCAACAACGCCTTCGCCACTGTCCCTGCGGCAGTGACGAGCATCCAGACCGCTCTCACGGTCAGTTCGGGGCAGGGTGCCCGGTTCCCATCACTCGGTGGATCGGACTACTTCTACGCCACGCTGGTCGATGTCAGTGGCAACTACGAGATTGTCAAGGTCACGGCGCGCACGGATGACGCAATGACCGTCGTCCGAGGGCAGGAAAGCACCCTGGCCATTCCGTTCCCCGCCAACAGCCGACTTGAGTTGCGCGTCACGGCGGAGAACATCGACATCATGAATCAGGACGTGCTGCTCCTATGAACATCAAGCTCAAGAACAACGTCGTCGGCTACCTTGCCACGACGATCAACGCTTCCGACACCGGCATCGTCCTTCAGGCTGGCGATGGAGCGGACTTCCCATCGCTGAGTGCGGGGGAGTACTTCTTCGCCACTCTGGTAAGCAGCGGGGGCACACTCGAAGTAGTCAAGGCGACCGCCCGTGTGGGCGACACCATGACCGTTGTGCGAGCACAGGACGGCTCCTCGGCCACTGGCTTCGCAGCAGGCTCGCGCCTTGAGATGCGGGTCAATGCGCAGGCCGTCCTCGACGCCGTGACGCAGAACTCCACTGTTGCCGCCAATGTCTCGTTCACCCCTACTGGGGGTATCGCCGCTACGAATGTACAGGACGCCCTGACCGAGGTCGATACCGAGAAGGTGGCGTTCACCCGTCTGGACGATAACGACGGATCCACCCTGGTGGGCTTCCTACAAGCCGGAACCGGAGCACAGCCGCGTACGGCGCAGAACAAGTTGCGCGACATTGTCAGCGTACTGGACTTCGGTGCGGACAACACGGGGGCGTCCGATTCGTATCCGGCGTTTGCCGCAGCCTGGACCAAGATCAAGACTGCTGGTGGGGCTATCCTCATCCCCCCTGGTACGTACCTTCTCAATACGCAGTGGGCGCTCGACATTGACACGAGCCTACCGCACAACTACGAGATCCTCGGCTACGGTGCCACCATCATCACGGGTGCGGCTGTTACAAGCTGGGCGATCAAGGTTTATGGTAGCTACAACAACCACGGCCTGAAGATCGAAGGCTTGCAGTTCGATCAGCGTGGCAATGCCAACGTCAACGGTGCAATTCTGGCCCAAGGCACCAGCAACCTGCGCATCGCCAAGTGTTCGGTGGAGTTGGGACTCAACAAGGCTGGCTGGGCGGCCGTTCAACTCGAAGACCTCACCCCCGGCAACGGAGACACTGGTTGCTTCTGGACGCTGATTGACGGCTTCACTACGCGTACGCGGACAGGCATAGACGTATTTGTGGCGCAAACCACCGCGACCACTACGCTGACCTCCGGCAGCAACCTGATGACCGTGGCCTCAGTGACGGGCACCATCGTTGTGGGGCAAGTGGTGTTTGATCTGGCGGGAGCACCTGTCGGCGGGCAGAGCCTGTTGCCGGTGGGTACGGTGGTGACAGCGCAGGTATCCGGTACGCCCGGTGGCGCAGGCGTCTATCGTTTGTCGAGCAACTCGCTCGGTAGCACCACCACCGATACGGTGGCGTTTGCGCGATATAGCGACTTCGGCGTGCGTATGGCCGGGGCGCAGAACGCGACCAAGATCATCAACTGCTCGTTCGCCACGGTGGTAGATGCTGTCCGCCTTGATCCCGGCAGTTCCACGCCTGCCCCCGGCTGGCCCAGCGGTGATTTGGGACACCCTAACGGGCTGCGCGTGGAGCGCAATGACTTCGAGGGCGTGATCAACGCTATCAAGGTGAATACCGACTTACCGGCCATTATCATGCCCGTGGGCCTGATGGCTAAGAGCAACCGGGTGGAGTCGTCATACAGCTACTTCAACATCGGCAGCAACACACCGTTCATCGCGGATGCAGCCACGTTCACCGGCAGCATTGCAGCGGGTACCAACGTCCTAACCGTGACTGGCATCACCGGCACCATCGCAGCGGGGTCAGTGGTCACTGGTACTGGTGTACTGACGCCTGCGGTAGTGCAAGCATATGGCACCAGCGGCACAACCGGCACGGGCGGCAACGGCACCTATGCTTTGGCTCTGACGCATGCGGCGGCTGTTTCCGGACCTATGGTGGTCAGTGGTGTGCGGTACCTACCGGACCACAGCACGCCCCCCACCCTGGGGCCGGACTACACGGTGACCGGATCGTCGGACAACTACATCATCAACCCCAACGCGCAGATCGTATACGCGGCGCAGAGCACCTACTACGCCGACTCGTTCAGTCAGGCAGGTGGTCCGTCTGACTACACCGTCATCACGGAGGGCGTAGGCAAGAACCTCATTTTGCGTAATCTGTCCTGGCAGTCGGCGTGGAATACGGCCCACTTGGTGATGGGTCAGCAGCACTACTGGACGGACACCAATGGCAACCTCCGCACTAAGGCTGGTACCCCTGCGTATGACGCGGACGGATCCCTTGTCGGCCTGCAAGGCACACCCACCAGTGCGCCGACTATGGGCAACCTGTTCGTCAATCCGTGGTTCAACGTGTATGGTTCCGCAGCGACTACGGGCGTGTGGGGTGTTAGTGGCGGGCCGCCCGTGGGGTGCAGCACTACGCCTGTTGGTGTGGTGTGGTCCGCTACGCCACCTAGCCCGTGTCCCAACAACCCCACCGGGCAGGCCGCACGAATCCAGTCCATCGGTACGACAGTCAGTAACGGGCTGATCCTCTCGCTGGACTCGCCGCACCTTACCAATGGCGATACGGTGGCATGCGGCGTGTGGGTGTTGTCGCCCAACCTGAGCACGGCCAAGGCTGTTGTGTACGCGACCGACGGCGCTGGTGCAACTGCGGTGTTGGGCAGTAACACGGTGGCGAACACTTGGCAGTTCATTCGCTGGTCGCAGCCACTGACGACGAAAGCCAGCGCCGTGCTGTATGTAGCTGCGGCGTCTGGTACTACGTTCACGGCTACGGTGCCCTACGGCAGCAACGTCATGACGGTGACCAGCGTCACTGGTGTCATTGTCGCGGGCGATACGTTGATCGGCGGCCCAACCATCACTGGCCTGGACATCCATCCGCTGGGGGCCAGCATCACGATTCAGGCCTATGGCACCAGCGGTACCACGGGCACGGGCGGCGCAGGTACTTACGCCTTGAGTTCGGTGCTGACGCGGGAAGTCACAGCGCAGGTGATGAACACGGTCACCAGCTTCGTCACCAATACAGTGGTGTGGGCGGGCGCATTCCATATGACGCCCGGTACGTTTGCCCCCAGCGTGGTTGAGGACAGCTTCGCGCAGGACGACTTCGCAGTCGAAACAACGCAGCAGGGCAACGCTCGTGTCAAGAATCGGCTACTGATCGGCACGCAGTCGGATGCTCCCACGACGCAAGCGGTGCAGGTCTATGGTAGTACCGGACCGACTGCGAACACGCTGACCCGCCGCTTCAGCAATGATGCAACTGGGCCAATTCATGTCCTGTCCAAGTCACGAGGCACCACGCCGACTGACACCACCATCGTACAGAACGGCGACCAGCTTGGCGGCTTGATTTTCCAGGCTACGGACGGGGCGGCGTTCGCTTCTGTGGCATCGATTGAGGCGTACATCGACGGCGCTGTAGGGGCCGGCGATCTGCCGACGATGGTGACGATCAACACGGCCAACGATGGTTCTGCTACTGCCAGCGAGCGCATCCGGTTTACGTCAAGCGGATCGACCGAGACGAATGGCAAGATCAAAGCCAACCGTGCGACAGCCATCCCCGCAGGCGGCACAGCGGGCGCGGGCTTTGAGTTCAGCAACGCGGTGAACTTCGGCATCTTCTTCGGTTCCGGTGCTCCTACGCTGGTAGCGGCTAAGGGGTCGCTGTACTTGCGCTCGGACGGCACCACGACGAACAACCGGATGTATGTCAACACCGACGGCAGTACGACTTGGACAGCCGTGACTACAGCGGCATAAGCAACTAACAGGAGCCAATCATGGCACTCGTCTCTCCCGTTTTCACCGTCATCAAGACTCAGGGCGCTGATGTTGCCCGTGTGGCCTGGACTGGTATCGTCACAGGCGACACCTTCACGTCCCTCCCTGTCTCGGGCCAAGCTGCCGTTGCTGGCTCAGTGCAGTTCTCAGGAACGTTTGGTGGTGCTACCATCAAGTTACAGGTGTCGAACGACGGCACGACCTTCTTCGATATGAAGGATCTCTCCGGCACCGTGATCTCCGCCACAGCAGCGGGGTTCTTCGAGTTCACGACCGCAGGTCTGTACCTCCGGCCCGCCATTGCCAGCGGCTCCGGTAACTCGGTCAACGTGATTCTCTGCCTGCGGGGCTGACAAGGTGTTGAACACCACGCTCATGACTCGCCTGCGTCGGCAGGCAGCCGCTGCGCCTGTCGTTATATCAGTTGAGTACCTTGTTGTTGCTGGTGGAGGGGGCGGTGGGTACAACCTGGGCGGCGGCGGCGGTGCTGGCGGATATCGCACGGCCACTGGGTTTTCAGTAACTGTTGGCACGAGCCATACAGTCACGGTGGGAGCAGGTGCTTCCGCCGGTTTTGGCGGGGGAACTGGTGCAAATTCCGTTTTTTCTACCATTACCTCAACGGGCGGCGGCTTCGGGGCAAATGCGGGGGGCGCAACTGCCGGTAACGGCGGGTCTGGCGGGGGCGCTACCTACGGATCAGCAAATGGTACGGGCACTTCGGGTCAAGGCACCGCAGGCGGGACTTCTGCGTCCATCTCTTTTGGCAGCGCAGGCGGTGGCGGCGCGGGTGCTGTGGGAGCAAACGCAGTAGCGTTTGATGGTGGCTCCGCTGCGGTAGGTGGAAACGGCGGCGCAGGTACTGCATCGAGCATCACGGGTTCCTCGGTCACTTACGCGGGAGGCGGTGGCGGTGGCGGCACGAGAACAACTGGCGGTAGTGGCGGCTCTGGCGGAGGCGGTGCGGGTGGCAACGGCACTGTGGGCGCTCAAGTAAATCCAGTCGCCGGAACTGCGAATACGGGCGGTGGCGGCGGCGGTGGATACAACGATGGGACCAACATTAGTTTAAGCGCAGCGGGCGGTTCAGGCGTCGTCATCCTCGCCTATCCCGACACGTTCCCGGCGATCACAAGCGTCGGCGGTGGCCTGACCTACTCCGTCTCAACCGTCAGCCGCGCCGGGTATCGGGTCTACACGTTCACCGCTGGCAGCGACACGATCACTTTCTAACCAAGGAGGGCACCATGCCTGGAATGATGAAGCAAGCCAAGAAGCCCATGTCCTATCAGAAGGGCGGTCCCGTGTTCAAGCCGTGTCCGCAGTGCCCGAACGCTGCGAAGTGCAAGGCGATGGGCAAGTGCATGTTGAAGGCTAAGAAGTGAACCCTCTACTTCTCGGCCCCATTCTGGAGGTCGGCAAGACCCTCCTGGATCGTTTCGTCCCTGACCCTGAAGCGAAGCGACAGGCTGAGGCTGACTTCCTGCGCATGGCGATGGAGGGGGAACTCAAGCAGACCATCGCGCAGTTGGAAATCAACGCCAAGGAAGCTGCGCACCCCAGTACCTGGGTGGCCGGATGGCGTCCGTACTTCGGCTGGGTGGGCGGCACTGCCTTCGCCTACGTGGGTATCATCAAGCCCCTCCTGACCTGGGTTGCAACGATCAAGGGTTGGCCTGTGCCTCCTGACATCGACACCGAGTTCTTGTGGGTGGTGGTGTCCGGCCTGCTGGGGATTGGTGGGTTGCGGACGTTCGAGAAAACGAAGGGCGTCACGAAGTGATCGACTGGAGCCTGTACCCCAACTTCTCCGAAGTCGAGTTCCGTTGTCGGCACTGCGGCAAGGCGGAGATGAAGCCGGAGTTTCTTGCCAAGTTGCAGGAGCTTCGGCTTGCGTACGGGCGTCCCATGAATGTCTCTTCCGGCTACCGCTGCCCGGACCACCCCATCGAGAAGGCCAAGCCTGAGCCCGGTATGCACGCCACAGGACTGGCGGCCGATGTGGCCGCCACTGGCACGGATGCGTTCGAGATCGTACGCCTGGGACTGCAACTGGGCTTCACGGGCCTGGGTGTGCAGCAGAAGGGCACCGGCAGGTTCATCCACCTGGACATCCGCAAGACGCCGATGGTCTGGAGCTACTGATGGCTGGCGTCAAGATCACCACGTTCCTCGGTACTGCACCGAAGATCTCGCCTGAACTGCTGCCCAACACGGCAGCGCAGATTGCGACCAACTGCAAGCTGTACTCAGGCGACCTGATCCCCTACCCGCAGCCCGTGGTAGCCGCCAACACGGGGCGCACTGGCACGATCAAGACGCTGTACGCCCTGCGCAATCCGAGCAACCCCAGCGATCTGAAGTGGCTGTCATGGCTGACGGATGTGGACATCGTCACGTCCATCGAGACGGACGCTGAAGAACAGCGGTTCTACTACACCGGGGATGGGGTACCCAAGGTCAGCACGTACGCCCTGGCTACGGCATCGGCTCCGTATCCTGCGGGATACTACGATCTCGGCCTGCCGCTTCCGCCCGATTCCGCCACGCTCACGACGACTGCGGCTACGTTCACGCAGAAGATATCCCTGAGCATTGCTCGGGATGCCAGCAGCATCGTCACGCTTATCACGGGTACGGCGCACGGACTGCGCACGGGCAACCTCATCACGGTGTCCGGCTTCTCGTTTCGCAACGGGACGTACAACCAAGTCGGCACCGCGCTCACGGTGACCCTCAACAGTCATGGGTTGTCCAACGGAGCTACGGTCTCCCTGGACTTCACCTCCGGCACAGCGACTGATGGCTCCTTCGTTGTTAGCAACGTCACGCTCAACACGTTCGATGTTGTTGCTGCAACATCAGCGACCACGAGCGGCGACATGCGGATGGATATCCGCAGCTTCAACGCAACCAACGTGGAATGCACGGTGGTCAACGCGACGACGTTTACCTACTTCAGCCCCGGCCCATCGACCACCACGTTCACCATCATCGACGGCAAGGTAGACCTTGGCGGACTCACGCAGGCCCGGTCATACGTCTTCACGTGGTACACCCCCTGGGACGAAGAGTCCGTGGCGTCCAAGCCGTCGGACAACCTGTTCATCCGGGAAGGCATCACAGTCACGGTGAGCAACTTGCCCATCGCCGCACCTTCCGGCAACAACTTCGTCCGTGGTGTGCGGCTGTATCGGACGCTGGCGTCCGCCTCCGGTACCGAGTACTTCCTCCTCAAGACGCTGTGGTTTCCCACGGCGCTTGCCAACGTCCAGCGCACGAGCAACGTCTCCAGGGTGCAGTTGGCGTTCCCACACAACTTCGCCATCGGAGATCGGTTCAAGATCAGCGGCTGCTCGGTGGCTTCGTTCAACATCACGGGCGGTATCGTCACTGACATCGTCGACGACAACACGTTCGAGTACGCCCAGGCGGCTGCTGATGTCGCCAGTACTGTGGCTACGGGTACGCTGTACCACGATGTCTCTCAGAATCCGCCTACGACCACAGCCCGGTATTGGGGGGATGGGACGTACGACTTCACCGACGACTTCGACTCCACGCTTCTGCTGGACATCCTGGGGTCCGACGAGTACGACCCGCCGCCTGACGACCTCAAGGGGTTGACGGCCATCCAGAATCAGGTCCTCTGCGGGTTCGTCGGCAACAAGCTGTACTTCTCGGAGATCGGCCGTCCGCACGCATGGCCCACCGGCTACGCACAGACTATCGAACATCAGATCGTGGGGGTTGCCCCGCTGGGCGGCTCCGCCCTGGTGATGACGGATGGGTATCCCTACGTCGTGCAGGGCTCGGATCCGGCTTCGCTGTCTGTCTCCCGCGTGGACGTGCTGTACCCATGCCTGAACAGTCGCAGCATCGTAGCGATGAACTACGGCGTCGTGTACTCCACCCATGACGGGTTGGCAGTGGCGTCCACTGGCGGCACACAACTGATCACGCGGCTGCTGTACAACAACGACACGTGGCAGACTGAACTCAACCCCTCAACGGTTGTGGCTGAGTACTATGGGGATGCCTACTTCGCCTCGCACTCAGCGGGGTCGTTCGTCTTCGAGCGAGATGAGCGTACCGGTGGGTACTTCGTAGACACTCCATACATCTTCACCGCTTCCTGGTACGACAGTGTCACGGGCAAGCTGTACTACGTCAGTGGGACGGCTGGGGATGTCTACGAGTGGGACAACCTCTCACAACCTCCTGTCGTCCAGGAGTGGAAGTCCAAGGTCATCGTCACCCAGAACATGATCAACCTCGGCGCGGCCCGTGTCATTGCCGACTACGCTGCCGAGACGGCTACCTGGGACTCAGTGTCCACGCAGTGGCAGAACACCACGGCGTCCTGGAGCAGCGTCGACCCCGTGACGTTCAAGCTGTGGGTGGACAAGCAACTGATCTTCACCACGACCGTGGCGGACAAGGACACGTTCCGCTTGCCCACCGGGTACCGATCCGACACGTTCGAGGTGGGCGTGGAGAGCAACATCCGGGTACGGGCAATCCACTTGGCTGAGACGGCACTGGGTCTGCGGGAGGTCTGATGGCGCGTCTGCCCAACTTCGCTGCGGTCCCCAACATCCCACTGAGTGACCTCAACAACTGGCAGTACTCCACGCTCAACGCGCTCAAGGAGAACGTCGAACTGCTGACGGGCGCTCGGTCGGGTGGTGCACTGCGTGCGGTCACCAAGGCACAGATCACTGTGTCTGCCCCGGCTGCGCAGAACATGACGACCGTGACTGCGCAGGGGGTGGGGTTTACCATCAGCGGTGTGAGCGTTCCGGCGCTTGACGACTACAACCAGCTTCTCTCCAACGTGCAGACCCTCGCCAACGACGTGGCGTCCCTGCGGGCTACGGTCAACTCGCTCATCGCACAACTGAAGGCGTGATCATGAACTTCCTCTCCCCCACCCCCGCGTCGACCACATCGCTGGATCTGCCGCCCGCGCTGGCCAGTCTCATGTCGATGTCCTCCACCCAGACGCCCGACATGGCCGCCCAGGCTCCGATGACTCCCGTCGGACTGAACACGGCCATGCCTGCGCAGTCTACGTTCATGCCGCAGTTCCAGGAGGGAGGCTCCGTGGAGCCCACGATGGCAGGGCTGAACCCGCAGATGCAGTCCGGTGCCCCGATGGATGGGCAGATGCTGGAGATGCAGATCAACCAGTTCGCCAGCCAGCACCCGGAGCAGGTGCAGATGATGCAGCAGGCCATCGCAGAGGTCATGCAGACCGGACAGTTGACCCCACAGGAACTCAACACTGTTGTCCAGTTGGCAACGGTCGCTGCGCAGAATCCGGAGATGTACCCCTACGTGCGCAAGTTCGCCATCCAGCAGGGCATCGCCACCGAGCAGGACCTACCCCCGCAGTACGACGAGGGGCTGGTGTTCATCCTGCTCCTGGTGGGGCGTGCAGTTCAGCGACAGATGGGCGGTGGCATGGGCGGCATGGAGCAGGAGGACGAAGAGGGCGATGAGTACGAACTCGAAGCCCCCATCCCCACCATGAAGGAAGGCGGGGCGATGAAGAATCCTGACAGCAAGCCTGTACTTGCCATGCTGCATACGGGAGAATACGTCATCCCCGAACACATCGTCCGTGAAAAGGGGACCGCCTTCTTCGACCGCATGATTGGTAAGGACCAGATGGCATGATGCAGATCGAGATGCTCACACCCGCACGGGTCACCGAGTTGTGGCCTGTGCTGGAACCGCTGCTCACTGCGGCGTGTGAGGGCAACGAGATCGCCAAGGACGAACTCGAAGCAGGCGACGTATACGTCCTTACACAAACTGACATGGCCGTTGTGTTCGTGGGCTTCGAGGGCGCTGACCCTGCCTGCATCGTGGCGTTGCAGTTCAACATGACCAACGGTCGCAAGGGCGCAGACGTGATCGCCCTGGCAGGGCGCAACCTCATGAAGTTCAAGGCTGCGTACTGGGATACGATCCTGGATTGGCTTCGTGCCAACGGTGTACAGTTCCTCGATGCCTACGCTCCTGATCGCCTTGCCCGCATCTACCGCAGCAAGTTCGGCTTCAACAAGTCCTGCTCGTACGTAAGGATGTCGCTATGAGCAAAGCTCTCAAGACTGTCGTGATGGTGGGTGTCGCTGTTGCGATTCCATTCGTTGCGCCTATGATCGCAGGCTCTGCCGCACTGGCAGGCGTCGTCGGCACTATCGGAACTACCGCCACCTCCGCCCTTGTCGGTGCAGGCATCAACGCAGCCACAGCCGCAGCCCTAGGAGGGAACGTCGAACGAGCGGCGTTAACAGGGGGCATCGGCGGTGGCCTAGGGGGGTATTTCAACGCACCGGGTACAGTAAGCTCGTCGATGCAGTCGACTATTGCTTCGAATCCGCAAGGTGCGTTCCTTGGGGAAGGGGTGGCGTCTGGTGTTCCATCCTTTGACGCGGCAGCTACTTCCGCAGGGCTGACTTTGCCGACTGCGACACCAGCGGCGGCTCCTCTGATGACTCAGGGAGCATTCCTCGGAGAAGGGATGGCGTCCGGTGTTCCGTCCTTCGATACGGCAGCTATGGAAGCCGGACAAGGACTTAGGATGCCCCCTACTACCGGCACGCCTGCTCCGGTCATGACGGCTGGTGGAACGCAGCCCATGCTTGCATCGCAGGCTCCCGCAGCAGGGGTCACCACCACTGGTGCCCCAAGGACCTTCACGGAAGCCGTACAGCGCATCCCAGGGGAGATCGCCGGTCGGTTCAAGGACCCCAAGGCCCTGGCTGACCTGACGCTGCGTGCGGCTGGTGCCCTTGCGGGTTCCGCCCTGGCGGGGCAGGGACTGTCTCCTGAGGAGCAGCGACTCCTGAACGAGCAGACGCAGGAACTGCGGCAACTGCGTGAGACGAACACGGCGTTGTTCAACCAACGCCTGGAGGCGGCACAGGGTCTCATCGGTGAGTCCAAGTACTTCGACCCCGAGTACTTCGGTCTGCAACGTGCCCGTAAGGCACAGGTGGCTGGTGCTGTCGCCAAGCAGGCGGGCCTGCGTGGACTCCGGGGTGACCGTGCGGCTGCGGAAGCGCGGCGGTACGACATTGCCACTGGTCGCAATGTGGGTACGCAGTTCGACGTGGGGTACCAGACTGGTGTCCAGGGGCGCATTGGTACGCTACAGGCTGGGCTGGCCGCACTGCCAGGGCCGATGAGCATGACCTCCGGGTACGAGGGTATCCGTGGTGCATATGACACGGAAGAGCGCCGTCGCCGCCAGCGGGAACAGGACATCGGATCCCTGTTCGGATCGCTGACTGGTGGTAGCCAGTCTAAGTCGCCGGGGCTTCGACCCCCTGGTGGTTGAGGAGAGATCATGGCTCTGAGTCTTGGACGACTCCTCGGCGGTGCCGGGGTTGCCGCTACTTCGATGCGGCAGGCCGAAGAGGCTGAGCGTGTTGCACGGCAGAACCAACTTGCCATCGAAGAGCGCAACAGGCTGGAGTTGCTGCGACAGGGACAACAGCAGGTGCCGGAGGCCGTGGCTCCGTCCTTTGTCGACGCCAGTGGCATGCCGATCATGCCCACTCGGCAGATCGCCCCTCCATCGCCCGCTCCGGCTCCTGCCGCTCCAGGACTTGCGCAACCCATGTCGCGGGAACAGGCCGCGTTCATGGAGGCCAATGTCGAATACCCGCCCGTAGGTGGCGGTCGAGGTACGTTCGTAGGCCCTGCTCCGGCTCCTATCACGCCAGTCCTGTTGCGCCCTGGTGACGACCGACTCATGCGCAACGCGCAGGAGAACTACCGTATGCGGGCCATGCGCCTGCGTGACGCACAGATCGGGCTGGATCGGCTGCTGAGCACACCGAACGCGCCTGCCCGCATGGTGGCGAACCAGCGTGCGCTTGTTGCGCGTGAGACCGAGCAGCTTACGGCTGCTATGCAAGGGCTTGAGCGGTTGGTGCCGCCCCCTGCTCCTGCCGCCCCTGCTGCGCCCGCACCTGCTGCCCCCACTGCGGCTCCTGCCGCGCCTGCTGCATCCTCCGTCTCTCCACAGACGGCCAGCATGTTCGCCTCCTTGGAGCAGCAGAATGGTCTGCCGCAGGGCTTGTTGAACGCTGTGATGTCGGTCGAATCTGGTGGTCGCCCAGGTCTCACATCCCCCGCAGGCGCTCAGGGCTACTTCCAGTTCATGCCTGATACAGCGGCTCAGTACGGTGTGAAGGTGAACGACCTCGCATCGGAAGCGAGCGGTGCCGCACGCATGTTGGCTGACCTCCTCCGTATGACAGGAGGCGATCTCGATCAGGCTCTAGCCGGGTACAACTGGGGGATCGGCAACGTCCGTAGGCAGGGCATGACTGCCATGCCCCCCGAGACACGAGCCTATATCCCCAAGGTTCGCGCTCTCCTACAGCCGGGTGCGACGGTTGCCGCTGCTGCACCTGCTGCACCTGCTGCACCTGCTCCGGCTGTCGCACAGGCTGAGCCGCCTTCCATCACGATCACGGCTCCGAAGCTCAAGACCTCCACGACGTACCTGCGCGACCCCAACGCCATCACGCAGGACATGCGGATGGCAATGCAGCAGCGTGAGGAGATGGCACGGCTGGCACGGCTATATCGGGACGCAGGCATGGGGGCTCAGTACATGGAGGCCCGCGCCAAGGTCATGGAGATGGACAATGGGATGATGTACCTGCAAGGTATGCAGGGCATCCAGGAGTTCTCCACCGTTGGTGATCCCCGTCGCCTCATGGCTGTGTGGTCACAGTACTTCGGATCCCCGGTCGGCGTGCAGCCGCGCTCCGACGGATTGTTCGACCTGTTCGTGGATGGTCAGCGCATCATGGAGGGTGTGAGTCAGACCGATGTCACCGACCGGGCGCGGTCCTCGTTCGACGTGGCGTTCCGCAAGCAGAAGGCAGAGGCTGCCGCCGCTGCGGGCATGAAGCAGTTCGAGTCCATGCTCAAGCAGGCCGAGGCCAATGCCGGTGAACTTGCCAAGATGATCCGCGAGATCGCTGTGGCCCGTACGAACGGTGACATCAACATGGCCCTGGAGACCATGAAGCAATCGCGGTACGATGTGAAACCGACAGGTGCTGGTGACGGCACACTCATCATCACTCCTCCCGGCTACGGCGCTGTGCCTTACCTGTTCAATCCGACCGGCAAGACTATTGAGATCGATGGGGTCAAGGTACAGTCCAACGCTGCGTATCCGATTGCAGGGTTGCCGACATACGGTGGAACGAAACCCAGGGGATAACTCATGGCTACCGCAGGACTGACCCTAGGACAGCCCGCCGATCCGTTTGCACCTGTCGGCCCTATGGGTTCCGGGTTGGCAGGACTTGGTCCGTCCACTGCGGATCTTGCCGTGATGGGTGAGCGCCTTGGTGGACGCAGTCAGTTCACGATGCCTACGGCGCAGGCACCGGTTTCCATCGCCGTCAGCCCGTCGTCCAACAAGGTGTTCGTGCAAGGCATTGTGTTCGATGCCGACGACGCTGCGAGTGCACTGGAGTCCGAAAAGCTCCTGTCTGCCCCCGGCACGGGCTTGCCGTCTTCGGGGGATTGGGTGCCCCTGGACGCGCAGGCGTATGGGCAGTACCTGGAGTCGATCCGCAATCCCAGTCTGTGGCGGCTGGCAAAGAAGAACTTCGGGCGTGGTGTTGACGCCATGCAGGCCCTGGCGGGCCGGGGCTTGCAGCTTGCCGGTGCTGAAGAAACTGGTGGGCGCATCGTCGCTCAACAGGAAGCCGATCTCGCCAAGACCTCTCCGTTCGAGCGGCAGTTCACGGACATCGGGGAGCCCAACCGAGGTGTGCTCGACTGGTTCGTTGCCAACCTCGCGCAGCAGGGACCCAACCTGCTGGAGTCCGTGGCCGTTGGTCTCGGTGGCTTCGCTGCTGGTACGGCAGTAGGCGGCAACCCACTCGCTGGTGCAGGCGCAGCCCTCGCTGGTCTCGCTGGAAAGTCTGCGTTCAAGCAGTCTGTGATGGCGGCAGCACGCAAGCGAGCGGCCGGTGAGGCGCTCACGGCTACCGAGAACAAGTTGCTGCGCGAAGCTGCTGGCATTGCTGGTGCCACGGCTGCGTCGTACACACAGAACCTTGCCACGGGTGCGGCTGACATCTACGGCGAACTGCGGGACCAGGGGGCCAATGCTGACGATGTCGATGCGCGGCTGAAGGCTCTGGCTGGGTCGATCCCATATGCGGCGATAGAGACTCTGCCTGAGTTCCTGCTTGCAAGCCGAGTGCTCAGCGGGCTTGGTGCTCCTCGTGCGATCACCCCCGGTACCCCACTGCGCGCCCGTGCAGGTGAGCTTCTGAAGCGTGGGACGATTGGCGGGGCTGTAGGTGGTACTGCCGAAGGCTCCACGGAGCTTGGGCAGGAGGCGCTCCTACTGGGTATCTCCGGACAGTCCCTCACGTCCGACGAAGCGCAGAAGCGCCTGATCAACTCGTTCGCCGCAGGCTTCGGTGTCGGCGGTCCCATCGGTGCTGTGGCTAACCTGCGTGGACGCAAGGCAGAGAACCTGCTCGACCCTGGGTCGACTACGGAGCCGCCGCCTCCTGTGCCGCCCACACCCGGTACTGCGCTCGCTCCGATCCAGCCTGGACCGATGCCCCCTTCTGGGACGCCTTGGCCTCCCGGCGCTCCCACGCCTCCGACTCCTCCCGTTGGTATTGGGTCCCCTGCCATACCGCTTCTCCCTGGACCCACGCCAGCCGTTACGCCTGTCGGCGGTACGGTGATGATGGTCACCCCAGAAGGGCAGGCATACCCAGACCAGATGCTGCGTCAGGCGGGCAACGTGCCCCCTGGCGCTCCCGGCACGCAGGGCGTGCTCGATGTCTTCGGTGGCACCATCTCGGCACAGGAACTGGCAACCCGGATGCAGCCCGGAGTTCCGCCTGTGCCCGGTGCTGTGGCACCCACTGGTCTATCCCCGCAAGAAGCTGCCGCGCAAGGACAGCTTCAGTTCGCTCCGCCTGCACCTGAGGCTACTGCGCCCACGGCTGTGGGCAATGCGTTGCAGCGTGCAATGCGTCGTCGCCAGGAGGAGCAGATCCTTGCCCAGCGGCAGGCACAGGAGGCTGCGCAGCGTGAAGCGGACTTGGAGCGCATGGCTATCCAGGCTGCGAACCAGCGGCAACTCGACATCATGGCGGAAGCGCAGCGTCCTGCGCCCGCACCGGCCCTGCCGATGGTGCCCATCACCCCCCGTCAGCCGAGGCAGTTGCCGCTGTTCACGCGCCGTCAGGCTCCGGTTCCGCCGAAGGCAGGGCAGTTGCGCCGTGGGCGCAAGATGCAGCCCGCTCCGGCTGCGCAGCCCGACCGTGGTATCCGGCAGGCAACGCTGCAACTGCCGATGTTCACCGCCGAAGGGGAGCCCTCGCTGCCCGCGCTCAAGTCTGCGGGTGTCAAGAGGAAGGTTGCTGCTGCACCCACTCCTGCACCTGCGAAGAAGACTGCTGGTGCTCGTGGACTCAAGCGTGGTGCCAAGGTCGTTGCTGTCGAAGTGAAGGAGGCCCCAAGCGTTGCAGATACTGTTCGCGCTGTTGTTGGGCAAGCTGCTGTCAAGCTCCAGAATCTTCCCCAGAAGGGGGATGTGCTCACATTCAATGACAACATCACCAAGGCTAACCCGACCCGTGGTCGCCAGAAGGTGGTGGTTGACCGGGTGGAGGAATATCGTGGGCGCTTGGTCGTCTACGGTACGGTCTGGGAGAACGGCAACGATGTCACCACGGGCATCATGGAAGCCGTTGAATTTCTTGACCCCAATGGCGAGGTTTACAAGACCGAGTACCGCAACACTGGACTTGATCGCTTCTTCCTCTCCAACTTCAAGGAGACACAGAAGCTCGCCAATGAGTTAAGTCCCATCTCGCAAGGAGAACCCCGTGCCGTTCAAAAGCCAAGCGCAGCGCCGGTACCTCCACAGCCAGCAGCCAAAACTCGCGCAGGAGTGGGAAAGAAAGTACCCAGTGAAGAGAAAGCTGCCGGAAAAGGTGCAGCCCTCAAGCGCGGGAAGAAAGAAGAAGTAGCGCCGAAGAAGGCACCTGCACCGAAGAAGGAACCCGCGCCCCCAAAAGCCGAGGGGGCCGCCGCCCCCGCCCCACAAATGAAGGCAGCGGCGTTTCGTAGCCGCAAAACTGGGGAAGTAGTTGAGACTGGACCTGTCCACAACCGGTACAAGTTGCCCGGTGGGTACGCATCTGATCTGAAAGAATGGGAAGCTGGCTTCGTAGACACCAGGGGCAACTTCTACAATCGCGAAGAAGCGGCACGTGCAATTGGTGCCGACAAGAAAGAACTTCGCACCGAAGATTTTGGGGTGCTCACGGGGCTACAACCTCCGGCCCCCGCCCCGACTGAAACTGCTGAAGAACGCTGGGCGGGCATGGAGGACATGCCCTTCACTGACCTTCCGGCTGAGTTGCAGACGCGGTGGCGTGATGCCGTTGCGAAGAACCAAGCCACGGGCGAACTGGCTGCGCAGATCGTCGCTGACGCCGAGGCTGAAGTCACGGCAGAACCCACGGATGCCCTAGGCGATGCGATCAACACGGTCGATGAAGCCGTAACTGCCAAGGTCACGCCGGAAGTGCGTGAGGCGCTGCGACTCATCTCCGAGTACGCCTTCTTCACCACCGAGGACACCAACACCCGCGCTCTGGTTGAGCGTGCCCGCGCATGGCTGGGCAACACCACGCTGTCCGAATCTCAGCGTGCCGCGCTCGATGATGTCGTGCTGGCCCAGGTCAACGAGACCATGCGGCTGGAGGCTGTCTACACCCGTGGTGCCAACAAGGGCACGCCCAAGCCCTGGTTCTCCTACGCCTCCTCGCGTGGGATGCTGTTCAACATCCGCTCCACCCTGAGCGGGTTGTCGCTGGAGCAGGCCAAGGACCTCGTGGCTGCGGGCAAGCTGAAGCTGTCCAACCTCCCTGCGGACACGCAGCGCAAGCTCGGTGACGTGGCGGCCCCGGCAACTGTCGGCTCAACTCCTGGCAACGTATCGAAGAGTGAGTCCACGGTCTACCGTGCTGCGCACACCCCGCAGTCCATGCTGGGGTTGCTGATCGACAATCTGATCTCCCGTGTGTCGGAGATCACCCGGCTCAACCAGAAGGTCAGGGTCGCCCGTGGCATCGAGTTCACGTCGCTGGCTGATGCTGCCCGCACGCTGTACGCTCAGGTCTCTGCTGAGGGGCGCAAGTACATCGTCCGTGGGTACCCGCTGTCGGACTACTTCACTGCGGACGGCGAGCCGAAGATCATCAAGTCTGCCGGTCGGTACATCATCGGCACGCAGCAACTCACGCCTACGCAACAGGCTGCACTGGAGAAGGCACAGCGGGACGAAGCCGCTGCCCTGGCTGCTGAGGAAGCCGCCGCTCGCCTCGATCCATCTCGACGGCTGTACGACCAGTACGACGATGCCAACGGGGCTGCATTCCGCGACGACGGTACTCCCATCACGAAGAACGTGCCGGTGGGGCGCATCCGCCTGCTGGTCAAGGGGTTCCTGTCGAAGCTGATGCGCAAGCCCACGGTGCACATCTACGCCAACGCGGCAGACCTGAAGGCCCGCAACCCTGAGTTGTACCGGCGTGCAGCCGCTGCGCGTGAGCAGGGTGACTTCGGCACCATCAAGGCTGTGGGCTACTCGTTCGGCAAGGAGGTCATCGTCTTCTCCGACTTCGTCCGCACCGAGCAGCAACTGCGGTTCGTCCTGGCGCACGAGACGATGGGCCACTTCGGCTTCCGAGCCGTGATCCCCGGCAAGGAACTCGACGCCATCCTGGAGCGGATCTACGACGCAGACGCTGACGTGCAGTCTGCGGTCGAGGCGATGATGTCCGTGCAGGGCATGTCGAAGCTGGAAGCCATCGAGGAGTACGTTGCTGACAACGCTGCCGTGCTGGATACGTCGCTCATCGCACGCATCTGGAACACGCTGAAGAACTTCCTCAACAAGCTGGGGCTGAAGTTCCAGGACGACGAAGCTCGCTACCTCGTGAACCTCGCACGCAAGTACGTGCGCCGTGGTGAGGGAGGCAATTTCTTCAACGCCCGCGCTGTGGCCGAAGACATCCAACTCATGGAGTCGGATCGTGGTACGGGTATGTACGCCCGCGCTGGTTACGGCGATGCCCTGGAGCGTGCGTTCGCTGTAGGTAACGGAGCCAAACGTTTCGGCGGCAGCAGCGGTCTGCTCGGCGCGATGGAGGCGTTCGGCAAGCGGGCGTTCGGCAAGCGGGAAGATGTTCCTGGTACTGTGGCTCGTGTGCTGGAGCACGTGCAGACGCTGAGCAACAAGGCCCGTCGCAGCTTCGGCCTCAGCGAGATCTACCGCCTGCTGGAGAACCAGCAGCAGTACGCACGTCAGTTGCTGTCGAAGTACAGCCGCATGACCACGCTCACCCACACACCGACCGTCTTCGGATACGGCGGCGGTGTGACCGAGGAGGAGAAGCTCCAGGCTGGCGAACTGCTGGCCCATGCTGCCCTGCTGCGTTCCAAGCAAGCCACCGACGACATCATCAAGTCCTTCGATGATCTGGTGTACGTCGATGCGATGGGCAACATCCAACTCGACACGAAGGTGCGGGATCAGCTTGAGAAGCGGGGCATGGTCTCTGCTGAAGAGTTCCGCAATGGCTTCGACATCGAGTACGACGACGGCAAGGACAACATCTCCAAGGTCCGCTTCCAGCGCGACATCGATGAGAACAGCAACGTCTGGAAGATCTACGAGGAGCAGCGTGCTGCGGTCAACGAGGCTGCCATCGACCTGATGCTGTCGAACTACGAGGCATCACAGACCGAGGCCAAGCGCGTCATCGGGGATCTCAACGCTCGCCGTCGGGGGGCCAACGCATTCACGGAGCAGGATCTTGCGGCGATCCGCAAGGTGGCTGAGCGGTACCGGAACATGCGGTTCGATGGTGCTGATGTCGCCTCGGCTGCTGTGAACCTGAACAAGCGTGCTGCCAAGGAGTCGGAAGACTTCCTTATCGCCTTCGGTCGTGCGCTCTTCAACGATGACGTGCTCGCTGCATGGATGGGGGACCCGCGCATCACGGGCGACATGAAGCGCGACTTCGAGCAGTTCCAGGGTGCGGAGTACGACGACGTTCGTGCTGCCCTGCCTGGATTGCGGGCGAAGTTCAGTGGTAGCAAGGACGCCAATGAGCAGCAGTCCTTCCGCGTGCAGAAGGCTGTGCGGGACATCTTCCTGTTCGACCTCCAGGCGCAGAACGCTGACTACTACGCCAAGCGCACCATCCTTGGTGCGTACGTTCCGTTCACCCGCCGTGGTACTGAGCAGGTGCGCCTCGTGGCGTACGACAAGCGCGGCAACCCGGTACCACTGAGCGAGAACGTCCGCTCCATCCTGCCGTACTTCCAGTTTGAGTCGCGCAGTGAAGCCACGGCTGCTGCCGAGGAACTGGAGACGACGTTCGGTGGTGACAACGAGTGGACGCTGTACGACGAGGACGGTGCTGAGGTGACCGTGAGCTTGCGACCTGAAGTGTCGCGTGTGCGGCAGAGCCCGGACCTCACGGAAGCCGTGAACTTCAACGAGTTCGTGTACGTCCTGAACCGCCTCAACGTGAACCTCGCACCTGAAGTGCGAGAGCGCATCATCACCACGCTGACGAGCCAGAACAGCCGTGCTCGCAAGAACCTCCAGCGTTCGGGTACTCCGGGGTGGGACAAGGATGTGGTCCGCTCGGTGTCGGAACACCTGGAGACCTCGGCGCATGTGTCTGCGAAGAAGCTGTACCGCAACCGGCTGGACGACATCCTGCTGAACAACGACAACTGGTTCGGTGATCCGGAGCGGCTCCAGGCGCTGCAAGATGCTGTGGACAACGCAGCCACGGATGGAGAGCGGGCTCGCGCACAACGGGAGTATGACCAGTACGCGCATATGTACAGGTACATGGCGTCCAGTGCTGGCAAGAAGACCGTGAAGGTCGCCGGGGAGGAAGTGCCCACGCTCGGTCGCGGTGAGGACTATCGTGAGTACGCCAAGGAAGTGCTGCGCTGGTACAGCGACACGTCCAACATCACGGACTCGACCGAGGATCTGTTCGGTGAGGCTGGCTCACGGCTCAAGCTGGTGACCGTGCTGATGCAACTCGGTGGCTCCGTGGCTTCCGCTGCGCTGAACCTGATCTCCATCCCCACGCACAGCCTGCCGTACCTCGCGTCGTACAACCCGGCGCGTGGGTTCGGTGGTGGCTACGGGATGGCGAAGGCTGCCAACGCACTGTGGAAAGCGTTGCGTGATGTGCGCAGCCCGAAGCTCGCTGAAGCCGAGGACTTCGACAAGATCATGCGTGACGGGACGTGGGCTCAGTACGGACTCACGGAGGACGAGGCGCAGTTCCTCTTCGCACAGACGGAGCAGGGCACGCTGCAAGCTGCGCAGTTCAACGCCCTGGTTGGCACCGCACGTGGTAAGGTGTTCAGCAACAAGGCCCAGGCTGCGGTGAAGCTGTGGATGAGCATGTTCTCCTACACGGAGCAACTCAACCGCCGCGCAACCGCCCTGGCTGCGTACCGCATGGAGAAGGACCGAGCCCTGGCTCAGGGGCTGTCCGAGGAACAGGCGATTGCCGAAGCTGCTGAGGCTGCGCGCACGGCTGTGAACACAGCCCAGGGTGAGTACGCGATGTTCAACCGCCCCACGATGGCGCGGGGTCCGGTACTGCAATACGTGTTCGTGTACAAGCAGTTCGCCATCATCACGGTGGAGTTGCTGCGCAACATGCCCAAGGATGGGCAGTTGATGATGCTCGGCTTCCTCCTGCTACTCAGCGGACTCAAGGGTCTGCCGTTCGCAGAAGACCTGATGGACATCGTGGACACCATCGCGCAGATGCTCGGCCTGCCGATGGCAAGCGTGGAGAAGGCTGCTGCCGAGTGGATCGACTCGGTGGCTCCGGGCGTATCGCCCTACGTGATGAAGGGTGTGCTCGACAAGATGACGGGAGCCACGGTGTCCACGCGGGTGGGCATGGGCGATCTGCTCCCGCTGACCGGAGCGTTCCGTGCCGGGGCTTCTCCCATCCAGGAGTTGCAGGACTTCGCTGGCCCCGTGGTCGGCGGCATGGCAGGACTTGTTGGCACAGCCGCATCTCTGACCCAGTACGGAGCCGAGGTCATTGGCCTGCGCCCCGACACTACGTCACTGACGGGTATCCTGCGCAACGCTCCGTTGGCTGCGGTGCGGGCCTTCGCTGACGGCTATGCCTACATGGAGGACGGGCGCATCACCAACGCCAAGGGGCAGGTGGTCACCGCAGACGTGGGAGCGCACACCGTCATCGCCCGCATGATGGGCTTCTACCCTGCCATCGCCACCGAGCAGAACGACATCGTTCGTCTGTCGAAGTACGTGGCTGAGTACTCCAAGGCAGTCAAGACGGACTTCGTTCAGGCGTACGTCAAGGCGAAGCTGGATGGCGACGCCGAGCGGATGGCACAGATCCGAGCAGATGTTGATGCGTGGAACGTCAGCGCCAAGGGCACTGGCCTGGAGATCACGCAGTTCGCTCGGTCGGCCAACCGCGCAGCCCTGGAAGCAGAGCGCCCCACGGCACTGCGCTACCTGAAGTCTGCGCCCAAGAACGTGCGCCCTGAGACGCTGGAGATGCTGCGGCTTAACGGGATCGACCCGCAGGAACTCACACAGCCTTGAGTTGGCCGAAGGCCATGTTCTCGTAGGACTGGTCTGCTTCGTCAAGGATGCCCTGCAAGCGCGGGTGGTTCAGGTTCACGCCGATCACGTAGACCTGACCGAGCTTAGCCGGGGTGTCCTTGCCGAGGTACGCCTTCTTCGACGAAGGCGTGGCAATCGCAGACTCCTCAGTAAGTTCCTGGATGAAGGTCTTGTAGTCGGCGCCTCGCTGTGACAGCCAGCGCCGGAAGTGCGCCCGGTCGAGGAAGACCGTACCGTAGTTGAACGCCTCGGAAGCACTCTTGCGGTACACGTCGAACCGCACACGGATGTCGTTGCGTGGCATACGGCTGAAGTCCACGGTGGGCTTCTGCGTGCCGGTGTGCATGACGGTGACGGCTGTGTCCGCGCAGTCGTTGAGGTAGTCCGACAGCATGTCGAACGCATCGAGCTTGCTCTCTTGCACGGTGCGCCTGATGGCACCCACCTGGGCTAGGGTCCACTCCACGCCGGGGCGCGGGTCGTGCTGTATCAGGCCCCAGTCCTTCGCCATCGTGGAGGCAAGGTCGGCCATGATGATGGCTTGCTCCCAGAACCGCTCCTCGCCTGCGAACTTGCACTGGTACCGCTTGTTGAACGTGGCCGTCGCTTCTGCGATGGCGGCCTTGCATCCGTCAGGACCGAGTTCCAGCAACTTGCTGACGAATGCTCGACCGACGTGGCCGTAGTTGCTCATGAGGAACTGATAGATCCGCCGCCCTGCCATGCTGTCCTTGGTGAACATGGGGTGCGGGGGTACGCTGACCTCCAGGATACGGGCCATCTGTGCGTCCGTGTCGAGGCCGGAGGCGATGAGCTTGGACTGCATGGACTTGTTGGTGGATACCACCACAGGCATAGCCCAGGTACGTGCGTCTCGCTCCTCGGCATTGCGGGTCATCCGCGCCTTGTCCCTGCCCTGCGACACCCAGTAGGCGAAGTCTCCCACCTCCTTGTCGTCCATCATGGTGACCTCATCGATGGTCATGGGCATGTGGCAGTACAGCCCCATACGACTGAACAGGGAGTTCTGCGTGAACTTGGCTGCGAAGTGCAGCTTGTCCGGGTTGCCGTAGATCGACTGCACCCAGTACTGGGCCAGCGTCTTACCACCACCGGTCGGACCGTACAGCGACACGGTGAGACCCTTGAGCCCGGTGAACGCATACAACGCAGACGACAGACCTACACCCAGGGCGAAGGAGTGCGCGTGCAGTCCGGTGCGGTCGATGAGGCGGGTGAAGTCGATCCACTCGCTGAGTTCCCCTGCGGTGCCATACAACTCATGGCCCAAGCGGGCGCTGCCAGCAGACAGGGTGACATCTTCAGAGGTGACGGTACCGTCCTCGGTACGGCGCAGGATCGTGTCGCCAATGACGAACTGAGAGAAGTTGTCCTTCCACCCCATCGTGGAGTACAGGTTCGTCATGGCACGCTTCTGCCGTAGTTCATCCATGTACGAGCGCAGCATGAGTTGAAAGTACTCCGTTTGTCGAACGCCAGCGAGCACGATGCCCTGGTCAGCTATCTCGGTGGTGAAGTCCTTGATGCGAGGGACCGTGAGGTACGCCTGCCGCAGCGACAGTTCGGTCCACCCTGAGTGCGGTCGCTTCCAGCAGTAGCGCACAGTCTCGTAGCCCAGACCCTCGTCCTTGCCATAGGCTACGGGGTAGATGTCGAACTTGCACACGTCGATGTCGGTGTCATCGATCACAGCCTTCAGCCCATCCACGGTGCGCTTGAACGGGCGCGGCAGGGGCACATCCGTCGAGACGAATGCGGGCACATCCGTGCTGGGCTTGACCTCTTGGTACTGCACACCCAGGCGGGCGGGTGAGCCGATCTTGTCTCTGAACTTGCATCCCTTGCAGCCGCCCGGTCTGTCAGCCTCAAACTTGCTGCACGTTGTTGGTCCGGTGGCAGAGTTGCGCCAGTGCTCCAACTTGTGGAGCGTGACCTGTGCGTTGAAGTCCGGGTGCTGGTCGCTCCATGCGATGGCCGTAGCCTCAGGCTCCGTGCAGTGCGCAGCCACACCGATCAGGTCGTACCACAGGGGCTCAGGCACCTCGGCCTGATTCTTCACCGCCCAGTTGATCTGCTGGCACTTGGCGTATACCACGCCTGCGATGGCAGGAGGGAAGTCCTGCTTGACCTGCAACGCACTGGTCAACGTGCTGGTGGATGTGTGCTGCACCGTCGCCGGCGTAACGCTGGGAACACCCAGCTTCGTCCTGGCTGCGAATGGTGCCAGTGCTGCGGTGATGGTGCTCAGGTCGTAGTCAGGCGCATCGGCCAGTAGCGTGACCTGTGTGCTGCTCTTCGGGTTGGTCGTCCCCACAGGTCGCAGTACGCGGGCACTGTCGCCGGGTACGGCTGGGTCGATGTGGAACTCCCTGTCCTGGCACGCAGCCTTGAGCGCAAGTGCCACGGGCTTCCACTGCTCGAGCGGCACTTCCTCAGTCAGACACCAGTAAACATGCAGTCCGTTGCCTGAGTCCACGATCATCGGCCGTGGAAGCCGTGTGTCCTTGAGGAACTTCGCCAGTGCAGCGACACCGTCCCCCTTCGTGGCGTATGGCTTGTTCGGTCCACAGTCCACATCGAGCGCCAGTACCTTGACTGCCCGTGCGTTGTCCTGTGTTCGCCGCCCCTTCTCAGCGAACGCTGAGATGGCGTAGTACGTGTTGTTGCCGCGTTTGTCGGAAGCGGTCACCGCCCGTGTGAGGTCCTCTACCGTCGAGAAGAATCCATGCCTTGCACCTTCACCAGTGTTGATGACGGCTGTGACGTAGAAACCCGATGACGGAAGAACCCGCTGAAGGAAGTTCAACGTGTCCATCATGCCCCTGCGAAAGTGAGGGGATTGCTCCCCTCACTGCCCTACTTATCACCGTCCAGGATCTGCTTCAGCCGAGCGAACCGTTGTGGTTGGCCTGCGGCAATGACTTCGGGCATGGGCCATGCGTGGTCGGTCATGACTGCCAGAAGCCTGCGAAGCATAGTGCGGACGGTCTCGTCGTTGGTCTTGCGCAGGGCCTTCCCCCTGACCCAGCCATAGTACGTCATCCGGGACACACCAAGCAACTTGGCCATGTCCGTTGTCGTCAGTAGCATGTGCTTGCGCAGAGCCTCGACCTTGGCGAAGTCGATGGGCTTAGGCGTCATCTGCCGCTACCTCACCGACGAGCGCGGCGATCTCATCGGCCAGCGAACTCGCTGCCGCAGCAGGAGCCGCAGCCGGTGCAGGAGCCGCTGCCTTCACGGGCTTCGCCGCCACAGGCGCAGGGGCCGGAGCCGCTGCCTTGGGTGCACCGAAACCACGCTTCGCAGCCACCGGAGCCGCTGCCGGTGCAGGGGCGGGTGCAGGGGTAGGAGCCGGGGCGGGAGCAGCCACGACAGCGGGTTTCGGTGCAGCCTTCGGTGCCGCGATCTTCGGCACCTCAACCGGTTGGCGGGCCATCTCGCCCGTGATCTCACGCACTTGGTCGGAGCCGAAGAGCGCGTCAACAACTTGCTGCGTCTCTGCCTCCATGAAGCCGCCGAAGCCGAAGGCCAGCTTCGGGAACGAGGCACTGGGGTCGAACGACACCTTGGTCTTCACCACTTCGGCAGGGATGCCGCGCATACGCAGTTCGTTCTGATACTGGTTCAGCCCCTTGAGCGCAGCCGGGGTGACTTCCAGCAGGTACACCGGACCGGACGGATCGTCCGCTGCCACCACAGCCAGACGCTTGCGGTCGCTGCACGCCTTCAGTTGCTGCCCGGACGGACCGATCTTGGAGCCCCATGCGTTGTGCGGGCAGGACGCACACAGGTCGTTCTGCGGGTCGGTGGACTGCATGTCAGGGCTCACACCATCCAGCGAGAAGCACTCAGGTGCCTGCGGCTCGGAGTCCTGGGACCATGCCTTGGCGTACCACGTCTTCGACAGCTTGGGGTTGGCACCGACGATGACCACATCCAGGGTCAGCGTGTCGAGCACGGTCTCAGCATCGCCCTCCTGGATACGGAAGCGACTGGACTTGATGGAGATCTTGGGGAAGCCGCCACCTTGGGACAGGCCACCGGCAAGGGACTGCGTCAGCGTAGACGGGGCACCGATGCGGGCAGCAAGGTGGGCGGGGATCTGGATGTTCACGGGGACGATGTTGCTCATGTGGGTTCCTTAGAAGGATGAGTTGGCGGACTTCTGGGCAGCGTACGCCTGTGCTGCATGATGTTTTTTGATGTCGCTGCCGGACATCATGGCTTCCCTCGCAGTGACCGTTGCGATGAAGTCTGCGATGGCCTGCGTGTCAGCGCAGTATCGAAAGGTTCCGGCTCGGTCCGAGTACTGGTTGCCTCGCTGCATGACGATGTAGCCGTTCTCGATCTTCCACGCCACAACCGCAGCCTGGGTCTCGGACACCATGTTCATGAATCCGTGTCCGAAGCTAGGTGACTGCTCAGTTGGCTGCGGGACATCACTGTCCAGCCACCTACGTATCATGCTCTTCAGTCCCATGTCTACTCCTCTGCCTTGGCACCGGGCTTGCGAATGTTCACCTCCAGCTTGGTGCCGTAGTTCACACCGGGGGGAACGGTCTTGTTCTGCTGGATGTAGCCACGCACAGCGATCTTGCTGATGCGCTTCTCCAGCATGTCGTACGCTTCATTCGTACGGACGAAGTCCAGCACGGCGTCCCAGTCAGCCACGTTCGCGTAGTCGGTGGTGGTCAGGAACGCAGTGCCGAAGTCGGACTTGAAGGATGTGACCCCCTGCTCGTCCGCCTTCTCCTTGATCCACGCTTCCAGCTTCGCCATGTTGGCCTTGATGCCGTCCACACGGGACTTCATCTCTGCCTCGATGGCATCCTTCTGGCTGCGCAGGGCCATGTATGTGCGGATGACATCCCCGATGTTGGGGACACCGATCCTCTGCCTCACATCGGAGGCAACCTCTTGCTCGCTCATGATCACTTCCTTGTCTGTTCTTGGATGAGGTCAAGCAGCACGCCTTGCAGCTTCTGCTTGTTCTTCAGTCGCTCGTACATCTTGTGCTCAAGGTCTGTGGCCTCGATGTGGATGACGTTGGACACACGCTTCTTGCCGATGCGCTCGATACGTCCGTTGGCCTGGACGTACACCTCGTTGCTGTTGATGGGACCGTACCAGATGATGGTCGATGCTGTCGTCAGGGTTAGCCCGTGGGCCATCGTCCCAGGGTGGGCGATGAGAACCTGTGGGTCCCTGCCGTGCTGGAAGTCGTGGAAGATCTTGTTGCGCTTCGGTGCGCTGACCTCCCCGTTGACCACGGCTACGGTGAAGTGCTTGGACAGTTCCTTCTCCAGCATGTGCAGCGTACCGGTCAGTGGTACGAACAGGATGACTTTCTCTCCTGCTTCTTCGATCACCTCCTTTACCAAGTTGATGCGTGGTGTGCAGTCGATCTCGATGTTCTGACCGTCATCGCCATACGCCACGCCGCAGGCGATCTGCACCAACTTCTGGACCTTCACCGCCTCGTTGACTGCGGTGATGGTCCCCTCCGCAGCCGCTTCGGTCACGAAGTGGCGCAGCATCTGAGTGAAGTGCTTCCTCTGTTCGGGTGTGAGTTCCACCTGCCGGGTCTGCACGATGGTCTCAGGTAGGTCGAAGCACTCGTCCCGTGTGTACCGCACAGCCGGTTGCAGGATGTGCTTTACGACCTCCACGGACTCGGGGCGCGGGACGAACTTCCACTGCCCGATCTTCATCATCACCTGTTCGCGGAAGGCTGTGAACGTCTTGGTGCAGTATGGGCTGTTGACCAGCTTCGCCAGTGCCCAGGCGTCTGTCGGGTCGTTAGGGGTCGGCGTGCCGGTCATCAACCACAAACGTGCTGTGGTGTTCTGGTCCATCCATTTGCGGAACAGCTTGAACCTCTGCGTCTGCGGATTGCGGTACACCGCAGCCTCATCCACGATGATGAGGTCGAACATCCCGATGGCCTTCTCCGCAATGATGGGGAAGCCGTCGTGGTTGCAGATGTAGAAGTCCACGTCGGTGGACAGCCGCTTGAGTCGCTTCTCAGCGGTGCCGTGCAGCACGGCGAACTTGCGGTGGATGAGCCCCTTGAAGATACCGTCCGCCCACACACGCTCCAACGTACTGAGGGGTGAGAGGATGAGTACCTTACTGACTTGCCGGGTCTTGATCAGATAGTCCGCAGCCCACAGCGCGGATTGCGTCTTGCCGGTGCCGATCTCGTTGAGCACCAGGGCACGCTGGTTCAGCGTGAGGAACGCTGCCGTCTCCCGTTGATGGTCGTATGGGGTGAGCCCACCGGGCCAGTCATAGTAGTGCAGGATGGGGCTCGGTGCCTTGATCCCCAGGTTGCGCAGGACACGTACCTCGTCCAGCCTGTGTGGTGCCACCACGATGGGCACGCCACGCACCTCGTAAGGTCTGGCTGTGGGTATGGCACTGAGCACCCGCTCGGGGTTGTTCAGCTTCAGTGCCAGGGCCTTGGCCCGCTCAACTACCAGCATCTTGTCTCAACCACTTGTCTAGTTCTGCCACGTCTTCGTCGCACCGCACCAGGAACCACCGCCCACCGGCTAGTACGATCTGCTCGCCCGTTGCCACTTGCAGAGCCGTGGGATTCTTGGTCTTGTCAGCCTTGCATTCGATGCCAACGAACCCGCCGTCCACGATGCACACGAAGTCTGGGATGCCTGACTTGCCGAAGCCGTTGTTCCCCGGCAGGAAGTACCAGATCTTGTGTGCCTGCAAGACCTCGCGCACTCGGCGTTTGATCTTGCCCTCAGGTGTCAAGCTGCCCATGATACACAGCCTTACGTTTGTGTCAAGCGAATTCGCAGGTGTCCCGCGCAGGGCAGAACTTGCACAGTCCACTCGGTCGCGCAGGCCAGTTGTCGTTGGTGTAGGCGTCGTGGATACGCTGGATGCGAGCCATGATCTCAGCCCAGGCTGAGTTGATGTTGACACGTGTGTACATCTCTGTGTCCATCTCCAGGGTCTTCAGCCACACCAGTGAGGTCCGCACCCGGTGCACATCCGGGTAGTGCTTGAACACCTGGGCAGCGAAGATCTGCATCTGGAAGAAGTCCGGGTTTCGCTTGCCGGTCTTCCAGTCCATCACCACAGCGTCAGGACCACGCAGTACCAGCACATCGAGCTTGCTGCGTAGCCATGCGTCAGGCTCCCACCACCCGGTGGGGTGCAGGTTCTCGTTCAGCACAAGTTCCTTCTCGATGTGAAGCTCCCCCTCTCGTGCCAACTTCTCGACGGAAGCACACAACGGGTCGTACGCCACAACTTCTTGGTCGATCTCTGACCCCTTCAGCCTAGCCTCCAGCAGAGCATGTATCCGCTCGCCATACTTCGATGCCTCCCCGCCCTGGTCGCTGACATCCTTGCGGATACGCTGTCGGTAGTACCGCAGGGGGCAGTTCTCAAACAGCTTGATGGATGAGTAGGAATGCGTCAGGCGCATGGCAGTACGCCACGGGGGTGGTCCGTGGCAGTGTGTTGTGGCCCTGTCGGTATATCACACGGCGGCGGGTTTGCACAAGTAACCCTTCTCTTGCAACACACGCCTAGCCTTCTCAGCCCTTGCCTGTACTTGTTGCTCCATGTACTCCACCCGGTCCGCGAGCATCTCCACGGTGCGGAACCTATGCCCGTTGGCGCACTCACGTATGCGCTTGGTAGCCTCCGTGCGCAGCACTGATGTCCACACTTGGCAGTGGGGGCACTTCATGTGCGGCTCCTCTCAGGCCACGATGCGGGCCGGTCTGTCCATTCGATGTCTTTTTGCCAAGGTTCTTTTTCGCGTGCGCGCTCACCGGCTTCCTTGGCAGTCATATAACACGACACAACAATGCTCCACCATTCGCCGTTGTAGTAGCGCAGTATTCTCGGATTGCGGTTCCAACTCGCAGGCCACCAGCCGATAGATGGCGGCGGGCCTTTGTGCCATGTTGTCATATCGTATCCACCCATTCCCAGCCCATGCATAGCCGCATCATCGTGCGGTGGAGCAAGTTGGGCTTTGTCCTCAGGAGGAAGTGCACGCCAAGCGGGCCTCCGATACGGTAGCCTCCGACGTACTTTGGTGGCTCACTTATCGTGTACTCGCTCATTTCGCTTCTCCTTCTGCTTTGGCGATGGCGGCGCGACAAACGCGCAGTTCCTCGTCAGTCATTGGTACGTCGCGCTCGTTCAGGTGAACCACCAGCCGCAACGCCTCCAGCAGTTCCGGCGCGGCGGCGATCAGGCTGGCTGACTCCTTCGTATACCCCCAGTCTTCGTAATCAAAAAGGATTTCAGGCCCGTCAACGCGGTACATCAACTCGCCACTAGCGAAACTCTTTCGTGGCCGATCAGAGATTTTCCATGGCCCCAGTGTGTGACTCATTTCGGTTCTCCTTCTGCCTTGGCGATGGCAGCAACCGCTGCCGCGTAACGCTTCGGGTGCTGCTTCTTGATGTAGTCGGACTTTGTGAAGCTGACCAACGCCTCCAGCAGTTTCCCGTTCAGGGCGTGCAGTTCAGCGTGCGCCAACCTCAGGTCTTCGATCTGTATCTCATACCCACGCACGGACAGCTTCATCTCGTG